CCATAGCAAGTTCGATGTTATCTGCCCCTTCTATTGGTCGGATCTCACCGATCACACCAACATAACATACACTATTTAAATTTTCCATTTCTTATATTCTTTTATAAAGTTATACTACGATTTCTTTCTTCTCTATCTTGGTTGAGTAATTCATTATATTTCTTCCACCTCTTCTCATTATTCTTATCAATCAGTTCGGGATTACTCTTTAATCTTTTAGCCTCTTCCAAAGCCTTGTCAAATGTGTCGAATAGGTATGGTTGGTTAGGATCAAACGATGAACCTTTAAACGAAAAACTCCAAGTATAACAATACCTTTCCCAAAAATTAAACAGATTAAACCACTTCTTTTCTCTGTAATATATACAGTAATTTCTTGATGAAAATGGTTCCACCCTAACCTGAACTTCTTTTCCCTTATATATTTTCATAGTTTAGGTTGTTTGGTTTTTATACTTTTTCAAATTCTTCTTTTACTAACTCTATTTCACTATTCAACCTGTCAAGTTCTTTTGAAATCATTTCTTTAATGGCGTCTTTACCATAAACACTAACCTCATCTTTCCTTGTGAGAAATACCTTTGATGGGTTAAACTCAATCGTCACATTTAAAGAACAAGATTCTAAAGCGGTTTCCAATTTACTCTTCTGTCTTTCCAATCTATCAAGGTTTTCTTTAACTTTTTTTGCTTGTTCAAATTTTTCTAATTCCATAACTATTTTTTTTATACGGTGTGTTCCCAAAATATTCTATCACAATCTTGAGGTAAACGGTTTATGTGTTTATAGTTGTTAATGTAACCCATCATGTTAGCCGATCCGATAGCGTTTGCTGAGTGAACAACAACTCTAACAATAGGTTTACCATCCATCCACTGATTTACCAACCACTTGGTACAATCCATACCAGTCTTTTCGGTGATGTTATCATAGTTGATTTCATAGTTTCTAACAACACCATGTAACCATTCTTTCATAGCACTATCACCCAAGTCGTGGTCAAAAGAAATTAGTTCAATATTTTCTAAACCAATTTCATTTACCTTACTCACGAACTCATCGTAAGAACGAACAACTATCCAACTTGGATCAACGGGTGTTCTTACATCATCTAAATAAATTTTTACTTTTTCCATTTTTACAAATATAATATTTTTTTTGTATTTAATTCTTTTCCTGTTATCACAAAATACACATTTTGTAATTCGTGAACATATTTCATTGGTTTAATACCACTTAACCCCTCAATACCATACAAACCTTTATGTATATGAGTTAACGATATGTCATCCGTCTCCCACCAATCAAACTCACCAATACCAGGTGCGGCGTCTTTCATCTTAATAAAATGAAGTAATTCCAAAACCTCATCCGTTATTTCAACCGGTTTGAAGTCGTCAATGTGAAGAGGTAAACCATCTTTGGTTCCAATATAAAGTCCGTTAAAGGCAATCGCTTTAACATTAGTTGGTGTTCCGAAAAGTGGGTGGGTCACAATACTACCCACCCTTAACTCATTCAATGTCATACAATCCGTCTCTTTCAGAATCCCTCATCATCTGAATTAATAATGCTTCTCTATTATACTTTCGTATTAGTTTGAAGGTCTCTGTAATATCGGTAAACTCTGATGGTGGACTATCGAGTCTACCAGGTAGAAATATCAAAGTAAATCCGTGATTTCCGTATAATTTCTCTTTCACTTTGATACCACAAATTTCATCAATATAAACCCAAGGGAAGTTACCCTGAAGTTTAATTTCAATTCCAAGTTTTTTTAGTCTTTCTACAAATACCTTGATCTTATCACCCGTCAATTTTGTAGGATCATTTTCTCTTTCCATATAGGTTCCAAATTTTGTTTCTATTTTTTTCATCTTAATACGTATGAATGAATTACTACCACTGATTTACCGTTCATCAAGGCTCTATCAGATTGTATTTGTATATCTAACCAACCCAAGTCTTCTTTGAGTCTATTTGCTTGTACTTGGACTTCGTGTTCAGCATCTTCTTTGGTTTTGAAGAACCCAAAATATGAATCACAAGACCCTGTCTTATCACACACTCCGTAAATTATCTCTCTTTGAACCATAACATTCTAATTTTTTATCTGTAACATTCCATAAATCCTTCACACCTTCTGTCATATGACAATTATGTTTTTTACCAGTCCTACGACCGAAATCAACAATCATATCATTGTGACGATTACGAATGGAGTGTGGACATTCCTTACAGGGTTTCTTCATTTCAACTTGAGGTCTATAAGTTCCTTAGCATCTTTCAATTTATCAAATTGGTATTTTACCCCCTCGATGTTTACTTCGTAGGAATGCCATTTAGTGAACTTACTATCTCCACTTTGGAATGTTCTTGGGTCTTTTTTTCGGAAAAAATCCTTCATCTTGGATCCTTCATACTTGACGATCTCAACACCACGATATTCTCTTTTAGTTTCTTTAGTTGTCCACATGGAACAAATATAAGAAAACTTTTCTATTAAAACAAAATTATTTTTTAATTGGTAATGATCCTACAACCTCTATCGTTACCGTGGTAATACCAGATTTAATAAAGTTGAGTTGTTTTGCGGTACCATAGGAGAGATCAATGATATGTCTTGAGGATTTAGGTAATCTATCGTTAATTTTAACATACCTAACAGAGTCGTTCTTAAGGTTTGTAACCCTAACTAATGAACCAAACTTATAAGTCTTGTGAGCTGCAAATAAACTATCTCTGTGGAATCGTTCTCCTGACGCAGTTAATCTACCTGTATAGTTTTGACCGTAGTAAGATGCCGTACCTTTTTGACTTTCACTTTGAGTGAATGAGAACATTATGATTAATGTTATTAGTAATATTATTTTTCTCATATCAATAATATAGAGAAAAATAACAACTAAATAAAGGTTAACGCTTATACCTTATCTCAGTCTCTATTTTTCTTTTACCGTATTTTTTCTCCATTAATTGTTGGTGAAGTTCCCAATTAATAATTGATTCCGATACTTGTACATCGTCTTGAGCCATAGCATATAATTTAGAAATTCGTTTCAATATTTTGTTTGCGGTGTAATTTAAATTCTCGATTTCAGATTTGAAGAACTCTATCGGTTTGTCTCTGAATTTAGTAATGTAGTTGAAGAACTTCTTTCTAACGTCACCTATGTCACCTTTCATGGGGTCAACGGGTTGTCCCATCATTTGTCTTAATTGGTTTTCTAATTCTTCTCTACGATTAGTAGTCATATCCATAAAAATCTCCATCTTGTTGTTAACTAAGTTGATGTACACCAACTCTAAGACTCTTTTGATTTTTTCGTCATCAGTCATATTTGACGTATCGTCACCGAAATGATCTAAAAGAGCATCTACTCTACCCATACTTTCTCCGATCATTCGTACGAAGTCTTCAAAGGTAAAGTTTTTAATCTCTTGTAATTCTTGGTAAACTCTGTTGTTAGTTAAGAACTTATAAAATTGTGACTTGGTTACATTATTAAGTCTCATTTCAGAAGCAATTTCAACCGGTCTAACCAAGTTTTCCGTCATGTGAGCATAATACAAATACCTCATAAATTTATGATCTATCGCAGGTATACCAAAATTACCATATCGTTGTGTAGTTTGATATTCAGCATCACGACCTATTAAATCTAACTCTTTAACTTGTTTGTCATACTTGTGTTTTAGTTCGTGAGCAATAGCAGGTAAGTGTTTGTCTTTTCCCTTAACATATACCCAATATAGATCCTCAGGTTCCCACTCATCACCAACAACAAAAGTAACTTCTAATTCAGCAATTACCGATGGTACAATTTTTTTCAATTTCACATCTCTATCAAAATGGAAACTCTGCCCCATTCCCATTGATAAAATCTCAGGTTTTCCGGTGTGTTGTGGGAAGTGCTCAATATTTATTGTTGTTTCAATTTCTTCAATTTTGATTTTTTTCTTACCACCTATTTCGTAATTAGGATAATTGTGAAATACATATTCATCTTCCTTTTCAGTAATTGATTTAAGGTGTAGAGAAATCATAACAAAAACCTCTTCAGCAATATTAAGAATTGAGTCAGGAACACCTAAAGCCTCAGTAATTAATCGTAATTGATTTTCAGTAATAAGAATGTTTTTCATACTAATAAATATGTTGGAGTTGTAATTTAACCTACAACCCCAACTAAATCATCCATGTGGTGATCATTACTCATATCTGAACCAATCTCACGACGATCCATCATATGAACAATCTCCGTAATTTTATATGGTTGCATATTATTACCATCCATACCAACATCTAATCGTTTTCCATTACCCCACTTATTCTGAGCGGATAAGTGAACATGTCCGTGAAGATGGATGACACCTTTATTAAGACCATGCCAACTCTGTAATGGGTAATGACATAAGACAAAGTTTTCATCATCTATGTTTACCTCCAAATAATTTTGGACTGACATGAATCGGTCTTTAATAAATGATCTGTCATTTTTAATGTGGTGATCATGGTTACCTAAAACCAAGTAGATGTTTTTACAGATCAAACGATCTAAAAACTGCTCTAATTTATCAAACCCACCAAAAGCAACATCACCCAAGTGAATTAAGGTATCGTCCTGACCAACCTTTGAGTTGATGTTGTTTATGATCGCAGCATCCATTTCATCAAGGTCTTGGAAATCTCGTGTTGAACTTACCGGTATTTTACCGTCTTGTGTACGCCAGTTTGTAACTCCACGACAAATATTTTTGTGATGGTAGTGAGTATCAGATGTGATCCACACAATACCACTTGTCATTAATTTATCAAATTTCATCATAATTTTATTTCAAAACGCTCACGCATTTTAGTTAATACTTCTTCAGGAACATTGTGTTCATTCACTCCACCGTGTCTATTTTCCACTATGATTGAAAATACTCTGTACTCGTTTAGTTCTGCCATTTTGAAGTATGGTTCCATTTCCCACTCCTGTGTGAATGTGTTTGACACAACAATAGTCTCATTCAGACCCGCAGTGTTGTTCATGATCATCGCAGTGTTCACACTATCTTGACACCACTTATGAGCTTCTTTGATTTTAAACATATCATATTTGTACTCGCCGTCTTTCATAAAAAACATGTCGGCCTCAAAATGTGTTCCACCTAAAGATTTTGCGAATGTTGATTTACCACTACCAGGTATACCACGAACTATGTATAATGTTTTCATACCACAAAGGTAAGAAAAAAAACGGCATAAAAAAAGGGAGATAATTCTCCCTTATGTTTTTTTTTTCAATTTGATTATACATCAAGACCTAAATGTTGTTTAATCGCCTGTATTGTTTTTGGGCCGGATATACCATCAACCTTAAGCCCGGCATTAAAGTGTTTGTTCAATCTGTTTTGGATGTCCGTAACCTCTTGTTTACTTTGTTCATTCAAGATCGCACTTTCAATCATATAATCTTTTATCTTTCTATATTGGTCTTCAGTTATCTGTATTTTTTTCATTTTTTTGTTTTTTAAAATTTTATAATCCACTATACATATCGGCAGTTACATTAACTAATTGGGTTTCTGCTTCATTACCCTGACCAAATGGATTTACCACATCATCATCAGGGAACTTCTGTTGGATTGCATTCGCTACGGTTTGGTAGTCAAATGGGTATGTTTGCCCATTACCACCTCCACCACCGGTATAAACAGTGCCATCAGAACTTTCTGAATCAGTACCATCAGGTGATGTTTCTGTTTTCGATCCTTTTTTCAATATTTCACATTTTTTCTGTAGGAACTCTCTGAATGGTTTGTCGGTATAATAAGTGAATGTTTTCTGACCAGCAGGTATGGTTTGATTTGTTGTGGGATCAATTACAGGTAATATGTTTTTTGCTGAAAATTTACCAGTTCCGCAATTATACCAAACATTTAAATCAGTTTTATTATCACTCAAGAACGTAGCCTTCAGTGTTGCGCCGTTTTTTTCAGGATAAAAGTTCATCGTTGATTGTTTCAACACCTTCAAAACCGCTTTGTTGTTACTAGCATACAACTTATGTTCACTTCCTAAAGTATATTTAGTACTGTTTGGGGTGTTGTTATCAGATGTTCCTTTTCCTCCACCTGCGTTATTCTTACTTGGTTTTCCAGCACAATACCATTTTATAACACTTGTGAGTTTGTCATTCACCTCATATTCCGAACCATTAACTTGATCAGTTGTTAAGGTCATTATTTGAGGTCGTTTACAATCAAATCTAAAATTACTACCACCCCCTTCTTTTACTTTAACTTCACCTTCAACATAATATTTATTACTTTGCGTAACCTTGAAGGAACTAGTATTAAGGTTTTTTTTAAGGACTCCAGAATTATATCCGTCTCTTTTTATTAAAGTTAGTTTATAAGACTCTTCATTGATTAAGTTTCTACTCTCTTTTAATACTGCCGATTTATGTAGTGACAATATTCTTTGGGTTTCCCCTTCTATCAAATTTAACTTTCGCATCATTTATTACAATTCAGAATAAATTTTATCATCTACAGTAATTCTTTGTACTTCTTGTTCACCACCTTGTCCAAATGGATTAATAACGTCAACATCTTGAGGTACATCTTGTTGGTTGGTATTGTTATTGTTGTTGTTGTTATCACCGCCTCCACCACCAGTAACAATAGGTGTTGGTTTAGGTGGTCCTGTTTGAGTTCCTGTAAGTTTTGCGAAATGTAAATTTTTATTAGTTGCCGGACAATATTTGTATTTTCTAATTCTAGTTTTGTCACCTTCTAATTCACGATATCTCTCAAGAGTAATTTGTGTATACCCATCATCAGTGAAACTTTTAATAATATCTTTACAATCAGTTTTTACCGGTGTTGGTGGTATTACTTTAGTATTTTTAGCTAATCTTTTTAATGGTACTAAAACATATTTTGTCCACTCTTCATTCGCATCTAAATCACCGTCTAAAGCGGTAAATAATGTTTCACCATTAATGTTGTAATATATGTATGAAACATTACAAAAATCCACAAGTGTATCACAACTAGAAATCGCTCGTTGTAGGTCCTCTAAATTTGTCCATCCCCACCCTGAAAGTGCTTTTCTAATATCACCAGCAATCGCTTGTAATCTTGCCTTTGATTTTGTTGGTTTTGTAAACATTTTCTTATCGGTACGACATTTTACAAGTGTTTTCTTAACAATTTGTTGAGGATTTCCATCTGCGTTCGCAACATAACCAACAATACTACCACCAACAGCACCTATCACAGCACCAATCGCAGCACCGGCAGGTCCACCAACCATAAACCCTACTCCTGCACCAGCAGCGGCACCTCCACCAGCACCCGCAGCGGTCCAACCACCAAGATCTGTATCGAGTTCATCTACCTCTTGTCTTTCTTCATTAATTTTTTTCTTATGTAGTGAAAGAATCCTTTTAGATTCTTCTTCAGTTAATACAAATTTATTTTTCATATTATATTTTTCTTAATAAATATGTCAAAAATAAAAAAAGGTGAGAAAACTCTCACCTTAATTTTAGGCCCGACATTGAATGTCGTCTACTCCACCACTTTGTTTTGATAGAACAAAGAAACTAAATTTTTGTAATCCAAAGTTTAACCTTTCGACTTGAGTTAAATATATCATAAAAATCTAACCCGTCAACCTTTCCTGAAACAATATTATAATTAAATAAACTTCCACCAATATTACCCCAAGCCGTATCATACAAACTCAATTTATATGTTGTTGGTGTCACACCCAAGTTATACTTGCTTGGGTACCCATTGAACTTGTAGTCGTCGGAATCAACGAAAACTAAAGTATCTGATCGGTTCTCGTAGACCATGTCAGTGTTTAACACTTTAGTGATTACCCAAGTCTGTCCCGCTAAGGATAGTGTACTATCAACCAACGTGGGATTGGTAATTATCGGTGTTGAGGGATTTGGTTGTTGTGGTTTAGGCTCTTGTTTTACACAAGAACTCAAAAAAAGAACACTCATCAAAATACTTACAAATACTTTCATCATACTAAACTTTCAATTTTGTTTCTAACTTGTTCACTAACACTAATCTCACTGACATTCGTCAAGACCACAGACTCTTTCAATATCTTATGTGGAATGTGTACCAAGAAGGTATTACCATCGAAGTAAGAAAGGTCCTCACCAACGTTCAAAGCTCCGTCAACCATTTTCAAGAAGATCTTGAATTGGATTGGGTCAACAAAAGACTCGGTAAGTAAGTTACCGAATTTCTCATTCATAATTCTAATGGTGTGGTTGAAGGTTGTCTTGATCATCTGTGATTTATTTCTACAAAGATAGTAAATCTTTTGACTCCAAAAAACTATTTGAGGACTTTTTTCAAAATATCATATAATTCTTTTGTGTTCTTTTGTTTTGGTATGTCTTCTCTATTAAAATATTTACAAGACGTGTGTTCTTTACCGTGGGTTGCGGTTTCCAAGTCAGCACTTTTTTTATCTTTTGTTTCTTGTAAAAAAACGAACATCATCCCCGTTTTTAAACCATCTTCATTTTTAGTATCAATTATACCAACCAAATCAAGATCTGTGGTAAGTTCAATATTTGTTTCTTCATGAACTTCTCTGATTGCCGCTTGACCTGGTGATTCACCATTTTCAATACCACCACCCGGTATTGACCAATGGTTAGGTAAAGACTCTTTTGGTGATCGTTTACAAAGTAAAACCTCATCACCATGTTTAATAATAACACCAGCACTTCTTCTAAACTTCTTCATAGATATTTATAAATATGGATGTAAAAATAAATGATAACCTTTTTAATGTTAAACCTGTATTAACATCTAAGGATATACAAAATGGAATGATGGGTAAAAAGTTTGATGGAACTTTTGATGGTATGTTATTTTTAATGGAAAATGGACCACACTCATTTTGGATGAAAAATTGTATAGTCCATTTAGACATTATTTTTATTGATGGTAACCAAATCACCAAGATACATCATAATTGTAAACCATGTCATGCTGAAGATTGTGAGACTTACAAAGGTAATGGTGATATTGTTTTAGAATTACCTGGTGGCGATTGTAAAAAATACGATATCAAAGAAGGTGATCTTATTGATCTTCAACCTTAACCTTATGTTTTTCATCCGCAAACGCTTGAACTCTGCCTCTTGCAATATCCGCGTAGTTTGGTGATAACTCAATACCTAACCATCTACGGTCTAATATCTCAGCAGCAACTAAACTAGTTCCTGACCCTGCAAATGGATCTAATACAACATCGTTCTTGTAGGATAATATCTTGATCGCCTTTGTTGGTATGTCCATCGAGAAGGTAGCCTTGGTGAGAGATTTAGTGTCAGCGAAATAATTCCACTGACCAAAAACAAGTTCCATAAACTCTTTTTTATTATTCTCACTGTATACCATTTTATTTCTTTTCGTACCATCTTCATTTTCAATTTCAGTTAATTCTCCAGTCCACTCAGGTTGACCTTTGACCTTTTTAATGTGGTGTTTTTTGTATGCCAAAATAACACATTCTTTTGGGTTGTAGATGTATGGACTTGACGGACTCATCCAAGAACCCCAAGCTGTTGTCTTACTTCTATGTGGTGATTGTTCTTCCAAATCAACAATCCCAAAGAACCCATAACCAATCTCTTGCATGATTCTCCACATCTCAGCAACAAAGAATATACGACCACCTTTTTTCTGACGATTAATCTCATAAGGAATATTCAACGCAATTCGTCCATCGTCCTTTAGTAATCTATATGCCTCCGACATCCAATTTTTTGCGAACTCTTTATACTCATTGAACTCCACGTCGTCTTCGTGAACATCATACGCAATACCCACCCCATAAGGAGGTGATGTAACGATTAGATCTACCGATCCTTCTGGTAATGTCTTCATCACCTCAACGCAATCTCCGTTGATAATCTTCCCTGTCTCTATCATTATTTTTCTATATTTAAATTTTCTAAAAAATCCCAAACCTCATTTGAAAACTCTTCGTAGAGATCTCCATCTTCGTCGTCTGATAGATCAATCACATATTCATCAAGACAATTATCAACAATTATTTCGTGTAATTCTCCAAGTGTTTGTTCGTCATTTTTTAATTCACCATACTTCTCTTGAATATGATTTTTTTGTTTTTCTGTTAATTCCATAATTTATACTCCTGCGGTTAAATGGAAATAATATCCTTTACTGGACATATCTCCGAATGATTTATAGATATTATATTCTTTATCATCATAGAGAATATCTGTGACAATTTCAACTCTACATCCAATGTCGAAACTTTTAAATCTTAATTTTTCAATATCAAAATCTTCTTCAAGTGGGATATCATATACAACGTGATCACCCTTCACATAATCTTCAATGATAAGGTATTTGTCTTCATCACAATAGATCTCCTCAAAATCACATTTTTCTGGATCAAACTTATCTGTTTCATAAACAAGATTACCTTCCTCATCTTCCACTTTGACGTACATTGAATTAAAGTATGGTCCTAACATACTTTCGTTTGGACAATCAAAATAACTTTCGGCATCCAATATTCCACAAACTTCATCGTGTTCTAACTCATCATGTTCAACACCCTTTTCTCTAAAGACCTCGTATTGATCGTCGTTAATTTTGAAGGGGTAGACTTCAGCACCTTTTCCCCCTAAGGTAATTTTATAGTATCTCATTCAGCAATAAATTTTACAATTGAATATGTTAACAAAATTATTATAAGTAAGGCTGCGAATCCTGCAACAATTCGCATCCCCATGTATGTTCTCTCAACTTGTTCTTTTGATCTGCCTTGATTTTCTTCTGGTTTAAATTCTTCTCCCATGTTTAAATTATATTCGCGATTATTTGAGCCAACTTATACCCTGTAAATGCTCCGATTGCCGCGGAACCTGGAAGAACTATGAATTTACCTAACATAGTCTCATATTTCTTCCTGTTTACAATATATGAAATTAATATGTAATAGACAATATAGTTTACCAAAACTAAAAAGTCCAGTTCTTTTGACGCAAACACAACAATGGAATTACCAAGAAACCCCCACATAAAGTTAATGAGGGTTTCACGGATTAATTCATTCGGTGTAGTGATCGCGTCTAAGACACTGATCTCTTTATCGAGACCTGTTTTCTTCAAGGGTTTCGATGTGGTGTTGGAGGTACCAGAGGGCTTTTCTGAGGTCCTCAAGTTCTTTGTCTTTTCCTTTCTTTCCTGCACGACTTATATATTTTACTGTGTTTCCTAAACTAAACCCCAATTCCCAAGCATCAATCACTTTGATGGCTTCGTATGGGTTATTTTGTCCTCCGTAATGTTGGGGGTGATTTACTTGTTCTTTTTCAGGTGGTGGCGGTGGATTCCTATGTCCCGGCATGTTGTTTACTTGTTCCATTATTCCTCTTCTCTATATTCACTTAATAACTCATCGTTAGTTATAGTACCATATTTACCACTAAGACCATCCATATCAACAAAAGAAGTCATCATATTTTTCATCTCATAGATCTGTTGAGTGGTATCTAAAGACTTAACAATTTCTCTAATTATTTTATATGGATCGGCATTTGATCCTGGTCTACGATCTTCAACATAACCTTTCCATTCTTTTGCCGTTTCTTGAGGAACACGAATTGACGCTCCACGATCTGATACCCCCCAACTGAACTTATCTATCGATTGAGTTTCATATTCACCAGTCAAACGAAGGTTGTTGTTAGATCCGTAAGCCTTGATATGGTCTTGATGTCTTGATTCAAATGCATTAAACAACGCCATAAAATATTCTTCGCCACCGTCAAGTCTCATCGTGTCCGTTGAAAAGTTTGTGTGGAGTCCTGATCCATTCCACTCACCATGTTGTAATGGTTTAGGGTGAATGTCAATATGGTATCCATATTTTTCCGCTGTCTTAAATAGGAAGTATCGGGTCATCCAAAGGTCATCACCACCTTTAAGTTTACCTTTTGAGAATACCTGATATTCCCACTGACCCAAGGCAACCTCAGCATTTGTTCCAGTAATATCAATTCCGTGTCTTAAACACATATCTGTGTGTTCCTCAACAAACTCACGACCAACAACATTATGCCCTACCCCACAGTAGTATTCACCTTGAAATAGGTTATGTCTCTTGTGTCCTAACACATTACCATTAATTTCCTCACGAATGAAATATTCTTGTTCAAAACCAAACCATAAGTCCTCAAACCCTTCACCAATTTGTGATCGTTTGTTTGATTCGTGTGGTGTTCCATCAGGATTCAATACTTCACACAACACATATACCGTGGATAAGATCTCAGAAACATAATGTCTAACAGGTTTCAATAAACGATCAGAGTTTCCTGTTACCGCTTGATTTGTGGATGATCCATCAAAGTTCCACATCGGGAATTGTCCGTCAAGGAATGCATTTTTAACTGACTCATATTCAACAATTTTTACCTTACTTCTAAGATTTGGTTCTGGCTTATACCCATCAAGCCATACATATTCTAACTTAATTTTCATTTCATTTTATTTATTATGGTTATTATTTCTTCTTTGGTGAAACCTTCAATATACATCCTATAAACTTTGCGTGAAAAATCGTCGGTGCAAATAATCGCATCGGCGTCTAAATAGGAGAAAAGATTATTAAGATTAAGTAAAATGTTTTCTTTCTTAAGGAATCTTTTATTAAAACTCATTTTATTCTGTTTCTTGGTTTTCTTCTTGGATTTTTGTTTGAGAGATAAGACCAGCGATTCGTCGTTTGAATAAAGGTAAAAGTGTTTCGTCTATTGGAAAAATTCCGTTTGATGACATTTGAAACACAGGTCCCATTCGCTTATCTTTACTATCATACGTAGAAAAATTAGTAATAATTTTTGGTATGGTCAACTCTTCCAACTCATCAGAATAAATTAAATTAATATTTGTCATTCTTTGTGGGTTTGTTCTTGTTTCTTTTTTAATAAGATATTCCCAAACGTATGTTTTTTTAGTTGTGGATTCGGTATAAAAGAAATAACCCTTTGGGTGTAAAATATTCTTTTTATTTCTTTTAATTTTCATATCCAAAGAATCAAATACAATAGTCCAAACTGATTTTGCGACGTTGAAGTATTCCATTATTCTTGGTGCTGAGAATGATAATATGTCTCTGAACTCAGTCATTTCATCTCGAGTCATTTCAGGTATTGATTTGACTTTCAAATCTTTAACCATGATCTCGTCGTCGATATTATTTAATTTCTTTTCGGTGTAAACAATTTTACCATCTCTCATCAAGGCTTGGACATTCATGAGGTGTAATGATAATTCAATGAACCCTGGATATAATTCTAACTTATCCAGTTTTTCTCCCATTTTTTGAAAATATGAAAGGAGTTTGTATTCTTTATACTCTCGATCGATTGGTTTTTCAAACATCCAATCGGTGTTCATTAAAAATTCTATTTTCTTTTTCTTTGTCATTATATAATAAAAAAGTAAGTCAAAGATGTTAACAAATAAAGACCTAACTTACTCTCATCACATAATAGTCTTCTCCATCTACTTGAGCAAGATCGGCATCACCATCATATGAGTTTAATAAATTACCATAACCATCCGCATCCACCACTTCTTGAGTAACTTTATCTACATCAACAAAATCCATAATAAAATCTTTATCGAAACCATATTCATTAATAAATGTTTCAATATTATCCTCATATTCATCAACTCTTTCATCAACCATGGATTGGATATAATCTTCATCGTATTCACCTTGAGGATCTTCTTCAATATCTTCAATTATATTTTCAAATCCTTCGATTTTTTTGAGGATTATATTTTTTTGGTCTTCGGGTAAGTTTTCAGTAGTTAATTTAGTTTTAAGGTCGTTAATTGATTTTTGAAATTTGTCTACTTGTGCTTTCTGTGTTGTAGATAAAGTTAAAGGAATTTCATGTCCTTCTGGGTCCTGATAGTACACATCAGTGTGGAATTCATCTAACCATCTTCTCCAATGATCTTTATCGATTGCATTATCCCAAACCCAACTTGAGAAAGCGTCGTAACCCATGTCGTCGATCATATTTCTAACCGCAATTTTTGATGCCATATCTGCCTCATCTTCCGTATATACATCGTAAAGAATACCTTCAAATTTGTTATCACCACCCAACCATTCATATTGTTTACCATAACCACCGGTTCCTCTACCTTGAGGATACAAAAAATACTTATCTTCACGTACTTCGTTACCTTCTTCATCTTCGGTCATACCGATCATACCTTGTATACCTAAAATACTATACAATGCAGATGTTCTTTTAGCATCATCATCGTCATTATTACTATTCCACTCGTCTTCTTTCCTTTTCTGATCTAACTCGGCAAGTTTTTTATTAAGTTCAACTTGTTTTTTTGTTTTCCACATAGATGATCCGTAATCATCAACATAACCATCGACCGTAATACCGTTCAAGTTAGGTACATTTGAGCGGGCGATATTCAATCTACCCATTATCCTTACGACACCGGTAAGTGGTCCAACATTTTTATCATCTCGGAGGTTTAAGTCACCATTAATCACAATACCTTTACCTCTATATGGTTTAAGCATAGATATTCTTTCTGCTATTCCGCCGACATTTTCTAATTGTTCAAGATATTGTTCAGGTGTGATAGTTACAAGACTATCATCCTGTTCTATGAGTAAATTACTTAATAGATTTTTAATTGACATATGTTATAAATATCCTAAGAATATAATTGATTATTGGATTTTTCCAACTAATCTTATTTTAACAGATATTTATAGACAAATAAACCAATTAAAATATAAAGTCATGGGCTGCGGATGTAAAAACAAACAACAAGCACAACAACCTCAAACACAAACACAAACACAGACTCAACAAGGTACTAATACTGCACAAACCAACGTACAAGAGTCAGTTAAAAAAATTGTGAACAAATATTACAGAAGGTAATATTTCCGTGTATCATCGGATAAAGGTGTTTCTTTTGGGACACCTTTTTTTATTTATGATATTTATTCAATATGAGTTTAGAAAGAGCAAAAAATTTACTTAAGTCTTTTAATAGTGGTGATTACGAGGAGGATATTGAACCGTTCTTTAATACTGTGATCAATTTTTTAAACTTTATCAAAAAATATGGTTTATTAGATGATCTTAGTTTGGGAGAATTACCGTCTAGGGAATTTGATGAGGAACTTTTTCAATTTTTAGTTGATAATGGTATTGTAACTAATTTAGATTATGACACAATGCCAGAAGAATTTAAAAATCTATACCTTCTTCATGGTTTAACACATAACTATGAAGATACTATGATTTTTATAACCAACAATCTAATTACTGATGTTGATGTTAGACCTGATGGTTTTTATTTTTATGTAAAAGATAGAGAGGATTTATCTTTTCTTTTTTGTGGGTCAAATCGTGATGGTGGAGCCAGATATGTGGCGAAAAAGATTTTAAGTGAGGATGGTATGGGTCACGACTGGTATTACGATAATAACGTAAAACCATATGAAGTTGTTGAGGAGTTAGACGAATCAAACATAACAAGACTAAAAGATATTATATATAAAGAAGTTGGGGATAAGGAATTGTCTTTGGAGGATTATAACTCTGATTTTTTTGAGAGTCTTTCTGAAGAACAAGGAACTGATGGTTATTTTAGAGTAAAACCTCAGGACTTAAACGATTTAGTGAAAGATGGAAATGCAATAAATGAACTATTCAATAATGACTTAGAAGAAATAGGTCAAGAGTTAAGAAGTTTATATTGGAACTCTGAAAATCAAGCGTATGAAGGTGAAGTTTATGACCTTGTTTATGATGGTTTAGACGATTTTTTTGAGGGTGGATTTGATAATGTGTCAAGGGAAGTCACTTTAAGAGACGGAAACAAAAAAACGGTATATCATGAGTATTTGAAAATCAGGAATTTTCCAAATATTATTAAAGAATTTTTAAATGGAAGAAAAATGGATCAATACACTGACTCTCATTTAGAATATTTTGGTGATTTTATCAACTTACTTGTTGCTATGATTAATGAAAGTGAGGTTGAGTGTATTGATTTTAGAGTACCTGACTATCCTGACTGGTATAGAACAAGAAAGAATATTAACGAAAACTTTACCGATTACATCTAACTATTTATACTTTAAGTTATTTCTCATACACATTATAAAAAATCAAAGTATGAGAAAATTAGAAAAAAACACAAGACGGTATTTTGTAAATCTATTTGCCGACTACATTCTATCTAAATTCGACAAGAAAGAAAATACAATAATCCAAATTACAGATTGTGAAACCTTTGTGGTTGTTAATGGTCAAACAACAAGTGATAAAGAGTTAGATCTTAGTGATCTTAAATACGACTTTATTAAAGAGTTTGAGGACCTTTTCACATCATTAGGTATAAAGGACATCAACGTTATCGATATAATCAAGTACGAACAAAGTATTGATGATTTATCTAAAGCTTGGGTTAGAGTTAATAAATCATTTCAAATCGAGGAAGAAGAACCATTTACTGAGATCAGTATCTCATCTGAATTCCCCTATGGATATAGTTTAGGATGTGGTAGAGGAATTTACTACTACGGACATTATATCTTCAACCAAATGTATAGTTTACTTGGTGTAGATAATTTAATGTTCTATTATAATAGTGAGATTGATGAGGAGGAAGATCACAAAATAAAAATTGTTTCAGATTCAAGAATACCTAATAAAACAATCAAAGATCTCGTTTTGGATGTGTTTGATATGAATGTAAAGGAATTTAGTGAGTGTCTGACAAACTACAACTTAATTGAGGATATTACCAAACCTGATGATCCAAAACCATACTTGGCTCAGGATAGACTAAAAGACATCATTTTAATATAAAAAAACCCCTCGATATCGAGGGGTTTTGTTTTTTATCTTTCGAAAAATTCTCTGATTATATTTAATCCTTGTTCAACATCCTCAAAGTCTCGATCAGGTGCGTAAAGACCTGTGGTCGGTTTTTCACTTTCAGGATTTTCTACTAACATGAATGCTGGTACAAAATCATTACCAGTTGCTTCCACAAACATGTCGTACTCTTCTTCGTGTTCATCAATATCTCTATCGATAAAATCAATCCCCGCTTCAGTTAACATATTTTTGAAGTCGTGACAGTGGGGACAACTCTTCATGGTGAAGACAACTGCAATCTTATCCATGAATTAACTCTCCGATCATCTCGTTTATTTGATTCTCGTTAAGGGCGCCAACTTTAGTATCTACAACTTCACCAGAGTTAAACACTTTAATAGTAGGGATGCTTCTAATACCAAGTCCTGCAGCAGCGGCTTTATTCGTATCAACATTCATGGTATACATTTGAACTTCCGTTGTGTTAGCCTTAGCAACTCTTTCGAATATTGGTTTCATCATCTTACATGGTCCACACCATTCAGCCCAAAACTCAACAACAATTTTTTCACCATTTTTAATTTTTTCTTGTAATTCTACACTACTGATTTCCATTTTTTTTCAATTTTTTTAAGTTTAATATAAAGAATTCTACGTCTTTTCTCTTTTTTATAGGATAATAAATCTTACAAGAAAAAGAAGAGAACATTGACTCACTTCTAGATAAATATAGGTAAATGTCATCATCATAAACAAAAATTGATTCGAGATATGACATTTGTCCTGAAACCTCTTTACCGTCCAATAAATATGGAGTGAATTTAGGTTTGGTAAAAAGAAAGTCAGGTGTTAGTTCGTGATTATCTTCGAGTTTATTAACCGATAATAACTCAGATTTTGTGTCTTGATGAAGTTTTAAAAACTTCTCTTCGTGTATGAAATTTCCCATAATTTAAAAATGGGGGTCAGTGACCCCCGTGTTAATTTACACCAATAATAGTTCAGCGGCTTCCCAAAGTTTAGTGTTTAATCGGTTTGAAGCTTGGATGCTGTTAATCCCACGTAGTTTGGTTGTTCGTCCTCGTGGTGTTTGGTATGAAAACCCACCCTTTACCATCTTCTCTTGGATCACGTTGAAGGTTGTCCATAGATCGTCACCTTCGTCTTCAGGTCGGAATGGTGTAAGGATATCACTCACATCCAAAGATTGTGGTTGGTTCCCAACTGCCCATCGGATCTTAACCGCTTCGCTAACCAAACGTAGTTTTTCTTTCTCAGTCAACTGACGCTCCATCATTCGGTTTACAGATGCCTCAATCTTTGGAAGTTTCTGTGAGAATGAGTCGGCCAATTCTTTTACGTCGTCGTATGAGAAGTGGTTGTGACGGATTGAGAATTTCTCAGCAACTGACGTAGGAACTGTGAGTCCGTTAGAACATACCAATCGGAACAAACCGGCTCCCATTGAGAATGTTGCGGTTCCATCGTGAGAGTTGCGGATCACCGCTTCAACAACAGAGTCACCAACTTTAGGTAATTGTCCGTTTCTGTATTTCAACTCGTGGACATTGTGAACACCTTTACCTGTTTGTTTTACTGATGATAGTTGCCAACCCTGACGGTCAAACATATCCATTATCTCGTGAGTAGGGACAAACTCATACTTGTTTGTCATCTTTGGAGATGGTGCTGTTGCGAATACTGCTGGTGCAATTGATTTAATAAGTTCTGGTGTGTAGATCATATATTATTGGTTTTGTTTGTTTTTGTGTTTTTGTTTACGAGTATAAGATTTCTTACTTTTCTGCACAATAGGTCTAGTTGCTTGCCAGATTTCTTGGATTGTGATTTCAATAGTTTTCATTTCGTTTCCCGTTTTAGACATTACAAAGATATATAATATTTCATAAATACCAAAAGATCTAAGAAAAAAAAACCACAGTTTTCTGACTGTGGTTTAATTTATCGTATTCTGACGATCAATTTAAAATTATTTCACCCCATTTTGTTTTCATAACAAATCCTTCAACTACGGATTCTATATTTTGTGGTTTAATTAGTTCCGGTGCTTTGAGTTCAAGAACTATGTTTATCATTTGCGTTCTTGTAAGAACATAGTCCTCACCATCATCAACATTCTTTTCACATCTCTCTCTCAACTTTTGATAGAAGTCATTTCTTTGTACTTCTCCTATCAAGTCCATTAGGTCATTTGGGTTGTTCTCAAAAAAAGATATTACCTGACTAATGTATATTTCACAATCAATATTCTTCATAAAACAAGTATAATGGTTTTATGATTCTGTGTCAAAATTAAAGTCCTAAATCACTAAAATCTACTCCACCTAAATCATCATCGTCTTCGTAACCCATCGCATCTTTATATTCTTGATCTTTTAATTCACGAACTATGTCGTTTACCATATCTTGAATAAACTTATTACCTTTTGGATCACCACTCAATATCATTTTTGCCACTCTCATGAACTCTTCAGCACTTAGTGATGAAAATCTCATAAACAGGTAGTGTTGGATTTGCTTCATATCCTCATCGAATAATTCCATAGGATAAGTTGCAACAAATTTTTCCCAAAAAATTGGTCCTAAACGAGAATCCCAAACCTCAGAGGGTAATGTATCTTCAGCTTTTAAGATCATTTCCTGTTGTCTTGGGTCGTCAGGTAGTCCGTGTGTTCCAAACACCTCGTAAACACCTTTAACTAACTCATGAACAAGTAATGGGAACGTCACAGCTTTACCTTTTACTGTTGGTGGATCTGTTTCTTCATCAACTTCAGATTGTCCCATTTGACCACCGCCACCACCAGCCATTTGTTCCATATCAGGATATAACCAATAAGCGTGTTCCATAAGAGCTTGTGAAGTCGTATAGAGATCCATTAAACGTGGATTAATGTTGTTAATTTCGTTTCTAACCAAATTAAACATGTGACCACCTTTAAATGCCGCACCTTGTATTAATGAATTAATGAAACGTCTTTTCGCTCTTTCAAGATTGAACTGTTCCACATCTCCCATGAATTCTTCGATTTCTTCTTCACTCGGCATTTCAGGCTCTTCTTGCATTCCTGGTGCAGGACCCATAGGTTGCATTACAAGTTCTGCCTTGAATTGCATTGCGTCTTCAGGAATACCCATTTCATTTCTAACTAATTCAACCGCTAAATCTTCAAGAGCTTTCTTATTTTGCATTTGGATCATAATAAGTTCTCTCATGGATCCCATTACGGTCATCATCAAACTCATAAGTGGGTTATCTCCTTGAATTGCTCTTGTGTTACCCATAGCCATTCTAACTTTATCAACCGAGTCTTTAAATCTTTTTGAAGAGATCAACTCAATAAAATCTCGGTCCATTTCAGGGATTGCGGGGAAATTATGATAAGGTGTTTCTTTACCTGTGATTTTTCTTTCAATACCCGGTTCCATTCTTTCAGGTCCTTCGTAATCAATAGGTGCTTCGGTTAACTTCAAAAAGTCTTTTTTTGAAATTCCTTCAGTATAGAGTTTCTTGTGCATATTTTTCATATTATTCAAATTCAATTCCAAGTTCATCAAACGTTAACCAAGACGGCATTTCTCCCTTCTCAGCTTTAGGTGCTTTCTTAGGTCCTGGTTTAGGACGGTATGGTGTTCCTGGTTTCTTTGGTTTCGTTGGCGTATCAACATCCGGTCTAACAGGTATTTGAACCTCCCTTTGTTCGTCCATTTCAACGTCCATCATATCAAAATCAACATCTTCATCTTCAACTTGTTCAGATAATACAATACCAGGTTTGTATTTAAACATAAACTTGATTTCCTGAAGTTCCTCATTAATAGTTTTCTTCATAGTTTTTTTTATTTAATAAATATCCTGTTTTATTATTCTGTTACCAAATAATAGTGATGACCTAAAGAATAATACAAAAACTGTCCTTTACGTTTTAAGGTTGCGTTAATTTTCTCTTGATCAGATACTTTAATACCTAAGATTTTTTGGTCTTTTTGTAATTTACGACCAGGATGTGCGTTCAATACATCTTCAACAGGGTCCAAGAAATATTTAAGTTTTTTAATTAAAGTTTTTTTATCACCTACGGTGCCAATTCCGTATTCTTTACAAAGTGATTTTATTTCAGGTAATTCAAGTTTGTTTAAGTCTTCCATATTGCAAAGATACGAAAAATTTTACAATTGGCCAACTCTGAAATTTGTAAAAAAAGATTTGTACTTACTATCAAAGTAATTCCAAGTGGGTCTACGACTCATTTCTTTATCATGGTAACCTTTCTGATAGGCTTCATTAACAATTAGTTTTTCATCTTCTCTAACTTGATTTTTAATCATAGTTAGAGTAGTCACAGTTTCTTCAGAAAGTCCTTCAGTTTTTAATAATTCAAAGATTTTTTTTTCGATCGGTCCCATAGTGATAATAAATATAAAATTAAAATTCTTTTAGATCAACATCCACATCAATTGGAATACCATATTTTTCTAATTTGTCAAGAAGGAAAGTAAAAACCTCACCTCTTAAATAACCAAAAAGATCACTACTTTCATAATTGGCTAGCGCTTCAACATATGCCGCTTCTATGGTATCATTCACCTCTATTTCATTATCAGTACCTTCTTCATACATAAAAAAATCCATAGTCCCTTGTTCGTCGACGTGTGTTAAAATCTCAACACCTCTACCACTATCCTCCGTACCATACGGTTCAAGATCATAAATTTTGATTTTTGTGTTTAGGTTTCCAAAACCATCTACTATTTGGAAAGTTTTTCCTTCGATTTCATTTTTCATTCTTTTAAAGATGTTCATAAAACCTCCATTATATTCATACCAAATTGGTCTAATAATTTCAAAGTCATCCGTACTATTTTTTCTAATACCAGTCACGTCATAAATTACATCATCCATATGGGGTTCTTCACCTTTCTTTTTTTGTTTATCCCAAACCGCATAACAAAATTTTCTAAGGTTTTCCTCAGATAACATACTATATTGTGATTCTGTAATTATTATTTTCATTCTTTAGATATTTTTAAATCTATTGATATTATTTCATTTCCTGTTACCGGTAAAATTATGTCATCCATACACTCTAAAACAGCGTCTTTTATTTCCTCTTTGATTTCCCAACCTATATCTTCATCTTTTATCGCTTCATTTAACGATAAGTGTCTACCATCCATAAGAGTAACAGTTCCTCCCGGTAATGTTTTTCCATATAAATAAAAATCATAATCTCTATATTCCATATCAGTGATTACCCACTCAAAATCATATCCACCAACAATTTTTTCATTAAAGTCTTTTGTTGAAAATGTTTTACCAATTAATTGTTTAATAAATTTTTTAGTAAATACTTCATCCCCAACTAATTCTCGAAATGCGGCTTGAGCATAAAATTTTTCTTGTCTTTTAGTGATACCCCAAAATTCCAATTCTTCTTTACTAAATCTAATTTGTTCACCTTTTTTTTGTTGGTTTCTCCAATACTTTTTAATTCCCTCAATATTTTTAAGATTAATTGATTCTTTTAAAAGACTATATTGGTTATCAGATATTATTATTTTCATAACTAACCAATATTTGCACCACTTACTTCTTTTATTTCTACATCAGGAAATAGTCCTTTGAAGTAGTCGTATACTGCGTTCTTTAAATGTCTTGATACTATATGATTAGGAATCACGTCTTCCATTTCACGATCAATGGAATAATCATAATATAAAGTTTTAGATCCTTTTCTGTACGCAAATAGAGCTTGACCCTCCGAACCCATTAGATATATCGATCCATGAGCTTCACCCCAAGATGTAACGTCCTTTTTCAAGGTCTTTATAAACATACTTTTATACTTTGGGTATTCGTCACTATACTCAGCATCAAAACGATCTCTTCTATAAACTTCGTTCAATAAATCAAATTGTTCTTGAGTGATTAGGAATTTCATATTGAATAAATAGTCTTAAATAATAATTGTAAAGAGTTCATTGTCTTGGATAAACCCCGCCCAAGTACCTGTCAAATTATATTGAGTATGTTTATTGACATGTGGGAAATATTCACTAAAGACATCACCTATTTTATCATGGAGTTCTTTACCTAATTTTTTACTATAAAATTCATCGTTAGGTATTGATAAATTTATTTTGAGTATAAAATTGTAAACAGGAAGACCTCCCCAATCTCTATCAATATCAACCTGTAAATCATCAAACCAATAATAATCCTCCAATTCTTTTTTAATCATTCTGGTAACCACCTTCTTTAATTTCAAAGCCCTATCATATAGTTCCTGAAGATCCATATCAACAATTGAACTTTCTTTAAGGAGACTAAGTTGTGATTCTGTAATGATTATTTTCATATATGATAAATACCCTATAAAATAAAAAACCCACCATGAAGGTGGGTTATATATTTGAGTTCAATCTTATTCAAAGATGTGGAAGTCTTCATCTCTTTCTGCTCTGTCATAAACAGATTTTGGAATTACTCCTTTACCTCCGCCTCCAGGTATATTCAATACCATCAAGTTTTCCATGTTACCAATACATTCCGGTAATTTTTGAAGTTGTGGGTTGTCAGGTAAAGACAAATATTGTAGGTTAGGTAAGTTACAGATAGATTCAGGAATCGAAGCAACACACCCTACTAAATTAAGTGCTGTAAGATTTTTAAATCTACCGATGTCCTCAGGAATGTTAAGTGCAAACTTACTATCTCTACTTGAATTCTTGAATGTGAATCTTTCAAGGTTATCAGGTAATGATTCAAAGAACTCATCAAATCCATAAAGGGCTATGAACTTCGATGCCGAGTCATTAGGATATTCCACTTGTACTTTACTTCCTTTATCACCTGATAATGATTTCATAAACTCAGGCTTAAAGAATTGTTTCAAACCTTCCTCATTTGTATTCAAGAAATCAATCAAATTGATCTGTCTGTCGGCAGGATCCATAAACTGATTAGATGGGAAGTGGAATTGATAACGAAGTGCTGGAAGACCAGATACATCACCTAATTCTTTTTGTCCTTGGAATGTGGTTCCTTTATTTGGAATTACCACATATAATGGTCCATCTTTAATGTACCTATCAAACCAAGTTAATCCTGGTGATGACGTACACCATCTTGTTTCACCTTTACCTGGCTCTTGGTATGAACCACCATAGAAACAAGCCGCGTCTTTACCGATTTGACCTGTATCAGAAATTTTAGCAACCGTCCAATCTTGACCACGATAAACAACATCAGCACCTGGGTGTTCATAAGTTTTAGAAGCCGCTTTTTTCTCATCTTTAGTTGCCTTAGTTTTTTCTAAACTGAAGTCTTTAACTTGATCATACAACGTATCTACTGTCAACTTATTAATGTCACGAAGTTCTTGCGGTAAACGATTTTTGAATCTTTCAAATTTTTTAAGGTCACCAGTCACCTTATATAAGTCTTCCATAAATAAGTGTTGGAACTCTTTTAAAGCAGATTTATATTGGCCAGATTGAGGGTCCAAAATATTTAATGGGTGATTTGATTCCAATTTTGGGGTGATAAAGTTTTTCAATAACCACTGAGTGTATTTACCGATCTTAACTCGATCCATATCTTTTGGTGTTACGTTGTCTATATCCATACCATCAGGGAAACTAGACGTAGGGTCAGCAGCAATTAATGCGAATAGTGTTTCAAAAGGTAATATACCTTTTTGACCCTTATCTTTTGGTTTCACGAATTTGTTATAAAGAACTTGGAAACGAGAATTTTCCACAATAAGATCTTTCAGTAGGTTTTTAAAAAGTAATGACATTTTTTGTATATTTTATTAATAAATATTTGATTTCCTAAAAAAATTAATAATTCATGATGAGTAATTCCTCACCCATGTTTTGTTTCTCCCCTTTCTTAGCCGCTGCCGCCTTAGCAAACTCTTTTCTAACCCAAGTATATCGATCTTCAGGGAACCATTCGTGTAGTAAATCAAAGTCATAATACGACAAAGAAAACTTACCCTGAACCCCATGTAGAACATTTGCCAACCTCTCATGATCTTGTCTATCGAAATCATGATTGGAGTAGTAATTCTCGGTTTTCCAATAAGGTGGGTCCAAGTAAATGTAAGTAGATGGTGAGTCATACTTATTGATCACATCAGCGAAATCCATATTCTCAACATCCGTAATCTTTAAGAAGTGATCTACCCAATCAGGTTTCATTAACTTGTCTCTAAAGGTAAGATATTTCGACTTATATTTTCCTTTTAAGTCAATAAATTTTGATGTTTCGGGTTTTGACCCACTAAAGACTTGTGTTAAAATATAGACATACTTAGCAGCAGTTTCATAATCATAAGCCTGTACCCTGAAATCTTTGTTAAAAATATCAGCCTGAAAGCTGAAAAATTGTTCACGATACAATTCAGGTGTTAGATCCACACCTTGTTTTTGACAATCAATCGCATTGATTGATCTCAATAATTCAGTTGGGTTTTGCACACACTGAAACAAATTGTAATTGAGGGGATTAAAGTCGTTATAAACAACTTTCTTTAAGTTGGGGTATTGCTTGAGGTCCATATTATAGAAACACCAATACATTCCCCCAAAGGTCTCTAAATAAACCTCCATATTTTTATCGTAGAAAGGGACAATCCACTTTCCAATCTTACTCTTACCTCCTATATATGAAATCATGGTACAAATATACGTTTTTTAATATTTATTTTCAACTATCAACTATTTAAATTATAGGTATGAAAGAACAAAAAGCAACAGAAGTTAAATGTAGGACTTGTGAAGAAAGTCAACAAGTTCAAAACACACAAAGATTTGTTCTAATCGGTGGTGGTATATTTTTTGCATTCGGTATTTACGGAATCATATCATTTATTAAAGACCTCATTTCGTTCCTTTAATCCCTCTCAAACTTAACGTATTGATTAATCATCAGATCCCCAACGGTATCTGTTCTAAACCCTTTAGATTTAACTCTTAATGGTATTGAGGTATCAACTTTTTTCGGCATTTTAACGTTTAACTCACCATCAGGATGAGGTACGATCATATTTCCGTTTTTTAAATCATCAAGTGTTAAGAACGAGTTGTAGACCAAATGATTACCAATTTTGTCAAAACCATCTTGAGGTCTAAGGTCAATTCTAACGACTAAATCACCATATGTACCATTCCTAAAATCTCCCATTCCTTGAAGTCTTAGGAATTGCCCGTTATCAATTCCATGTGGTAATGAGATATCAACACTTTTCATTTCAGGTTTTGATCCGATACCACTACATAAAAAACAAGGGTTAATGATTTTTGATCCTGTACCACCACACACATCACACGCCATTTGCATTAATTGTACAAATGCTCCTGACCCTACTTGTCTTACAATCACACCAGAACCCCCACAACCATTACAAGTGGTCTTATCACCACCACCACCATTACATGGTTCACACATCGCTTGTCTACGATAAGATAATGAATGTTTCTTTGCCCTATAAGAATCTAACACACCAATATTAACCGTGATATTTGAGGTATGTACCGGTCTTTGTTGGTTATTTGGTCGTCTTCCACCAAACATTTGTGAGAATACATCATCCATATTACCGAACCCGCCAAATGGGTTATTTCTCTGAGCATCGTATTGTTGTCTCTTCTGTTCATCACCTACGGTATCATAAGCAACTGAGATTTTTTTGAATATGTCTTCATTTCCACCAGCATCAGGGTGATTTTCTTTTGCCAACTTACGATAAGCCTTTTTAATCTCATCTTGAGTTGCGGTTTCTGAGACCCCTAATACGTTGTAAAAATTTTCATTATTCATTTATCGAGACAAACTATTATAATTGTTTTATGAATTACCTTGTGGTATTGTTTAAAAATAAGGAAAGAAAGAAAATAATCAACCGATTTAAGACCTTTGAGAGGGCCGAGTCCTATTATAATAAAATGATGGAGGATAATAAGTCTGTTATTTTTGAGACTAAAGTAGAAAATGCAAGATCTTGTGATTATGAGCTTTGTCTATTAAAAAAGAATGACGATAACTTCGATAAGTTATTTGTTAAGGATGAATTTGGTAGAAACATATTGGTTAACCTTGATGATCCTGATTATAAAATTATAAAGGTTTCCAAATACAAAGTACCGGAGAAAATATTTGATGTTAACTTGAATAAGAAGATAACCACTGAGGAGTTTGTTAGAAAGTATCTACCTAAAAGTTCTCTAAAGTTAATCTCAAGGTTAAACAACAAGGTTGTTGTTCAGAATGATGACGATGTTAAATTGTTTTCACTAAAAGATGAGGATGAGTCTCGTAGGTTTTTGGAAAGTCTGAATGACTATTTGATCGATAAGGGTAGGGGTGATTCTATTATTGTTATTGAGACTTCTAAACCACAAAAGAAGTATCTATACGATATTTTGTCTGAGATGGGTATTAGTAAACAATCACTATACAGACGATCCACCACCTACAAACCTAGATAAAAATCTTTTAAGGGGGTTTTTAATTTTTTTGGGTTCTTCTTTTTTAGGTTCCTCAAATGAGTAATCAACACTGTCTTCATGAATGAACACATGTTCAACACCAGACATATCTATAGAGAATTTCTTATGTCCTCTGTCAATTTTTCTAAAATTCGTTTGGACTTTTTTGAAATCCTCGTCATTTAATTCGAAAACACAGATCATCTTACCTTCAGGAAATAATGTTTGCATTGCATCGGTAATCAAAGCCAAATTTTCTAAGACCCCGTCAACACTCTTTTTATCTTCTTCCATAATGTTAGTTTTTCTTTAGGTTTCGCAATGTCTTCTTTTTTAAAGTCTTTTAAAGACTCAATTATTCTTTGTTTTTGTTTGTCTAGTTCGGTCTTATCTTTTTCAATCTCGTTCCTCAACCAGTCCACTGCCTGTTCCTCTCGTGTTGATAACTTCTTCTCCATCATCTAATTTTTCTTCAAGTATGTCAAATTTTAAAGATTGTAATTTATCAAGGTTTTCACTTTCAAAAACTCTTTTTAATTCGTCAATCTTCTGTTTTAATAATTTTTCCTTCATTTCAATTTCCTTATTGTAATCAATAATATTTCTAATGTTTTCAACCGTTTTATTAAGTTGTCTTTCATCAAGTTCACTAACGAAGGAGAAAAATCTATACCCATCATTCACCTTATCATTTTCAACAATTTTGTCCTCCTGAACAAATTTTTTCGGGATTTTCCAGTGATTTGGGAATTCAATATCAATAGTTAGATATTGTTTTAATTTTCTAACCGAGATTAGGTATTGGAATATGTCTTTAAGTTCGTTATACATATTATATTATGTTGGTTATAAAATAAGTTATTAAATAGGAAAAGAAGAAGTAATTGGATATTTTTTCAATTCGGTTGTAGGTTATTTGTTTTGGTTCGTCACTTAAAATAAGTCCAATTATTTTGATTATCGTATTAGCAGTAAATACACATGATAATACGAACACAAATAATAGTAAAATATCCAATTCCTTCATTTTAATTATTTTTTTCTTTCCTCAAGAATCTCTCCTCTCAATTGTTGAATAAGATTTTTTAAATCTTGTGATGTTTTTCTTGCTCTAGTTCCGGCACTTTTATTACCATCATAAAACTTAGTAACGTCGATACTCAATTGTTCGGTAAGGTCTTTAATTTTTTCTAAAGTTTCCATTTTAACGTAAAAAATTAATGTTTATTAAGTCTATAGTAATAACCCCTATTGACTTTGTAAAGGTTATATAATTAGATTTTTATCCAAACTTTTATATATATTGAATACTAAATCTAAATCCACTTGAGTAAATGGTTTGTCTCGATTAAACAAATCGTTAAAGAATAGATCTATTGAGTTTCTGACAACATCTTTACCTTGTGTGTAATAAATCTCAACAAATAAATTAAGGAAGTAATCATAATGTTCCCCCTTTAATTCAAAATTAATGTTCTCTTTCTTGAAGTTTTCGATTGTCTTATTCCAACACCAATCAAAGTGGTTTTGATTATCCTCAGGTGTCATTTTAACTTTAGTTTCACTAAAGTCATCGTCATAACCTAAATAAGTTGTTCTAATTAGTAGGTACAGACTATAGGAGAGATCGTAATACAATTCCATCTTCTCCGGTATAATATTATTGACCCTGAACCAGATATCAACTTGTTCAGGGTCAAGATTTTTAGTTATGTAGTTAAGAAAATTATCCATAGTTATCAACTATGAAAAAATTATAAGGGATTACTCAATAATGTAAATTATTGTGTTTTTTGTTGGTACCCCATTAACTGTTGTATTCTGTTAAATTCCTCATTTAACTTTAGAGTTTCTTTTTCATTAACAGATTCGTCTAACTTGTTAAGTACACTTTGAGCCGTTTTTTTACCTCTTTTAGATTTAAGAGTACCTCTTTCAGTAGTCTCACCAGCTTGATCAACAGGTTGTGGTTGTCTTTGATATGACGCATCCATTTGTTCTTGACCGTAAAGGTTGTCTCTGAAGTTTTTAAGGAATTTTTCACCTACCTCACTTGGTACAACATTACCTAACGCATTTCCGTCTTTATCAACTTGAGCATTACCTGTTTTAGAAGAACCAACTAAATTAGCTTCAATCCACTCATCATTAGGTTTAATCTCATCATACACTAAATTAGTTTGACCAGGATATGAGAATGCATCGATATATTCATCAACAGCATCAGATGGTGTATATTTCTTTCTGTTACCTTTTTTCATTCCACCATTTTCAGTTGGGAATTTTTGAGTTTCTTTCATTTCATATTTAGACCCTCCATCAGATGCACCTTTAAGGTAGTCAGTCATTTTTTTAGCAACACTCTTTAAATAATCTTCGTTTTCTTTCTTATCTTTTTTGTGTGCTTTCTCATATTCAACATACCCTTTAGGTTCTTTCATATTGAAAGAGTTTTTCTCTTCGTTAATCATTTTTTCGATAAGGGAGATAAGTTCGTTCTCTGTAAAAATAATATTTTTGGTCACTTTAGATTTGTTATTGCGATATGACTCTTTAACACCATATTTTTTACCATCAACTTCAAAAGAATTTTTACCTTCTTTTTTAGCTTGAGCTAAAGCTCCTGTAAACGCATTTCCTTCTTCAGTCTCACCCTCTTCTAACTCATAATCGTCAAATTTTTTAGAGATCTTTCTTTGATATTTATCTCCAACATTTTTAACTTGGTTTCTACCTGGTTTAATATTAGGACTATCTGTTGAGAAATCACCGTATGGTTTCACTACCTCAAGATCGTCGTCACCCATTGAGTATTCATTCAAATCTAATTCAAATTCTACTTCATATAAAGGTTCAGTATCTTCGTCATTTTCTTCCATGTGTTTTTTTCTTAACATCTTGAAATCTTCTTTATCGAGTCTACCATTTTTATTTTTATCTAACTTGCGTTGTTTTCCGTGAAGTTCTTCCTCAATCTCTTCCTCTAATTTAGACCAGTCAGTCTCCGCATCTAAATCAACCTCTTCCCACTCATCGTCATCTTCTTCTTCATCATCACTACTAAGTAGTTTTTCCAATTCTTTTCTAGACAACTGTTTAAGGTTTAACTTACCGAATTTTGGGTGATCTGTATCCATACCACCTAACTCCATAACTTCACCTTTTCCACCACACTGTTCGCAAGTTTCACCTTCCTTCATTTCACCACCACACTGTTCACAAGTTTCACCTTCTTGTACATAGTCAGAAGGTCCTCCAGGAGCATCAAATGGGACTTCTTTATCCAAATTAAGTTTGGTAAGAATTTCGTTAGCTTTCTCGTTAATATTTTCTGATAAGATTTTTTCAAATCTTGAGCGGATATATTCTGTTCTATTCATTTTTAATTTTTCTTATAAATATCTTTATTTTTGTCTTTTTCTAATTTCTTGAAAGACAATCTCTGAAATATACTCTTTATTAACGCCATACCTACTCGAGACACTGTCAATCGCACTTTGGACTGTCTCATTTTCAAAGATCTTGAGAGCATTTATATCGCCTTGATTACAGTATGGGAATCTTGTACATTTTTTCTTAACTTGAACTCTTTTGGAGCCTGGCATCCATTTTGTTGACGCTCCTTTCCAATCTTTCTTTTTCATAGATTTTGCCCATATAGCCGGTTGACTATATTGACCTGATGATGAAGAACTAGTCGCTTCTTTTGTTTCTGCTTTAACTGATTCGCCATCCGTTAACCCAACCTCACCATCACTCTCTATTTGTTCTCTAACGGTTTTCACACCTTTAACAACATCTCCCTTTGTGGTTGAGAATAACGGCATTGAGTATGCTCCCGCACCTCCAGCACCTGTTGCTTCAGTATTTTCTTCTTTTTTACCCGACTTAGGTATTAACTTTTCAATACTCGATTTTGTATCCAAAATAGCATTTAGGAAATCCCTCAAATCGTTAGGTTCTTTGAGAAATTCTTTTATTTTTTTTCTAATTTGATTGTTAGAAAGTTTTTTATTTTTAATTAATTTATAAATCTCAGACATGTCGTTTTTATCATTTAAAAACTCTAAATAATGTCTTGATTCTTCATTAACATTAGCCTTATCAATCGCTTTAAGAACATCTCTTCTTGCGTCTGGATCTGAGGCTAAACCACTCGCGATAGAGTCTTTAAGTTTTGTAATTACATCTCCCATTATACATTTCTGAATTTTTGTTCCCAGAACCCTCTTTGTTGATACATCACTGTAAAGTACTCTTGGAATGATTTTATGACTATCTCTTTAACATCTTTTTTAAGACCTCCTCGTTGCATCTCTTTTGAGATGTTGTCAAGTAATTTAGTTTCAAATTGTTTTGCGGTATTTGACCCTAAAAAGTCTTTAATTTCTTTTTTTATTAAAGTTTCGATCTCTTTTTTATCTGATGTCGTAAGTGCCATTATTTAAATAATATCATGTATGTTAATGGTGCAACAATTGCTCCTGATATTATATTGAATATCGTGTTCTTAGTTTTTAATCTCTTATTATCATCTCTAAGTTGTTCATTTTCTTCTTTGTAAATTTTAACCTTTTCTTCCGTTTCAGAAATTATTTCTCTACTCAAAGAATCTTTTTCAACCCAAGTTTGGTTTACTTTATTTAACAATTCAACTTTGTTATTTAATTCAACAATTTCTTTTTTATCAAGTTTAGATAACTCCTTAAGTCTATCATAATCATTAAGATCTAATAACATTTTCTGAGCAACACTATAAGGGATGGACATTTCTGATGTATCCTTAATACCTTTTTGACCACTAACCGTTAGTGAAAAAAGACCAAAAACAAAAATTAAAAATATTTTTTTCATATTAAAAATTGTATCTACTTCTCAACAGACTATCTATTTGTTTTTTGTCCGCATTTTTTATTTCTTCTTTTTTCTGAGTGTAATAATTGTTCACCTCTTTCTTCTCCACTTTGATTTTTGAGATCTTTTCATCAATCTCAGTTATTTTACTTTGGTAAGATTGTATGGAGTCACTCAAACTTTTCTGCATGTTTTTCATTTCCTCAATGTGCTTATCTATTTGTTCCAACTTATACTTATTAAGTTCTGACATATCAGGAGCTGGTGTAAAAACCCTAACCAATAAATAAACGAAAATCACCCCTAGTATACCAAGAGTGATGTTCTTCCAATTTTTTATTAAAAATTCTCTCATTTTTCTACGTCTTCTTGTCTTGAAGCAACTATCTTACTCCATTTAGTTTTAAATTTCTCATAGTACCCTTGCAATTTTGTAATAGTTTCCATATAGTCTTGATCAATTTTGATCATGTCTCCCTTAATATATAAACCATTTGGTTCGTTTATTGAAAAGAAAAATTCTAAATCATTTTCTAAAATTTTACCTTTCCACTCAACGTTATCGTGGTAAACATTCAAATCACCAAAATCAACAAGTTCTGCAACATCATTTCTAAATTCATCAACACTTGATGTTAGAGCGTTTTTCTCGTCTGTGGTTAATTGTAAATCGGCCTTAGTTTTACCATGGAGGATAATGATATTATTCAATACCCTATAAGCTTTTTGTTTTTCTTTTTTAACTCCAACTTCATCAGAGTCTTTTTTTGGTTTTTCTTCAATATTGATGTCATCAATTTCAACATTATCAGTTTCATCAGATATTTGTTCTATGATTAAACCATATTGTTTGCGAATGTCGGTACTATTACTTTCATTCACTTTACCCTTTAAAGCTCTTCTTGACGCTTCAACCAACATTTTTATTTCATCGTAATTATTCATCTTCTAATAACTTATTAAATTTCTCAAAATCAAATGCCGGACTTAAGTCTGTGGCAAATTCATCAAAGTTTGATCTTGTTAATATACCCAAAAAAGATTCAACACCTTTTACCTTGGTATTGTGTCCCACACATTTAAGTTTAATACCATGTTTTTCTGACAATTCTTTACAGAGTTCTGCAGTTTTTTCCAACTGAATATCTGTATATGGATGCCAAAAAAAGTAGTCTCTCCACTTACGATCTACAACTTTCTCTTTATAAATATTACCAATCCAGTTTATGTGATGTTGTTTTAGCGGTTCTTTTTCTAACCAACCCAAATTTTCCAAAGAAATAATGATTGCCTTTTCATTAATCCTATCGTTATTGGTAAATCTACAGTTAGTATCGTCGTTCAATAAGTTAATCACCTTACCATCCCTACCAATAACATAATGAGGTAATCTTACCGGTTTACCACCAAATCTATATTTGATCGAAACCATATAATCAAATAAAGTTCTTGAGGTGTGTGTTAATACAATTTGTATTTTTTTGATCCCATTTTCAAATTTGGTCTCAACAACATTATCAATAATCTCCATACTTATTTTTTATAAGATAATACTCGTCTTTCAACCTCTTCTAGTTTTTTGTTGAATAGTCTTATGTCAACTTCATTTCCTTCTTCATCAAACACTTGACCGTTATCATTAACATAGTACTTGAATGGTACCTCTACAGGTACTTCTACTTCAACTGGTACTTCTCTAACGATCTCAACAATTCGATCTACAGGTACTTCAACTTCAACAATTCTGTCTACAGGTACTTCAACTTCAACAATTCTATCTACAGGTACTTCAACCTCAACAATTCGATCCACCGGTACTTCTTTAATAACCTCAACTTCAACAATTTCAGTTTTAACCTGAACATCCTCACCATCTTTTTGTCTAAATTTCTTAAATGCTTGGTTTGTTGATATTACCAAAGCAATTGCCAAAGGATCAAAAACAAAAACTAACATAAGTATAAAAAAGTTAGCTGTTTTTTTAATGTCCCAACCTGTAATCTCACTCAAGTATTTGATTGCCCCCAACTCACCTGACTCAATTTCGGCTGAGGTTAGGTCCAATACTTCAAGATCTAAACTTGTGATACTATCATTTAAAGACTCAATTTTCTTCGATACCACATCTCTACTCTCTTGAGCAATCTTTAATTGTGTTTCAAATGCCTTTCTATTACCACCATTTGCTCGTGTAATTACTTGTCCTGTAGTTCTATCAACACTTTGAGTTGTGGTGTTGTTCGATAAAGCATTTCGTAAATTTGTAATGTCTTTATCTAAAGATTCCTTATCTTTTTGGTAGTCTAATTTAATAACATTAAATCTCTCTTTTTTAACTTCGATGTTTTCAATCTTTTTGTTATTAATCTCGAGACCTGCAATATTTTGTTGGAATCCTGTGGATAATAACCCGTATATACCGATTGAAGTGAGTATGGATAGGGTAACTAAAGCGGTGGTTAAATAGATCTTTAGAAGTCCATAAGTTTCTTTCCACTTATCATGTAAGTATGTTGCAATTGCAATCTTGGAGATTTCCAAGAATGATCCCATTATGATAACAGGAATGGCAACCGCCGAAAATATGATTGAGAGTCCAATTACACTATAATATGCTGCAGTTCCCGATAGACCGATAGCACAAAAAAGTAAAAACCAAGGCAAAAATTTCTTATTCATTTAAATTGTTTTATTTCATAAATATCCAAAAAACAATAAGATAAGGAAATAGAAATGGGATAAAATAAAAAACCCCACTTGTAGGTGGGGTTAATTTTATAGATAATCAAATAATTCTGAAGAATCATTTCGTAATCTACGAAGTGCCTTTTCTTTAATTTGACGGACACGTTCTTTAGTCAAACCAAAATCAGAACCAATGTCCTCTAAAGTTCTTGGTGTACCTGTCAAACCAAAGTAATCACCGATTATGATCTTCTCTCTTTCATCTAAGACATTCAATAGACCCATTAGTTTGTCTTTAAGTATGTCTTTGGTATGGAAAGCTGCGTCAGGTGCCAAAGCGTCCTTATTCTCAATCATATCCACCAAAGTATCACCTTCTTCGTTGATGTTCATATCAAGATCTATGATTGAAGGTAATGTTGTGAATTTGTCGTCCAACTTCTTACCTGTTTGTTCAACCTCCTTCTTGGCTTTGTGTAAATCTTGGACAACGTTGACTGGGAGACGGATTGTTCTTGAATTGTCGTTAAGTGACTGAATAATCGATTGTTTTACCCACCATACCGCATATGATATAAAACGTAGGTCTTTGTGCCAATCAAAGTTTTTGATTGCTTTCATCAAACCAAGATTACCTTCAGCAATAAGGTCCGAAAGATCCAAACCTTGATTTTGATATTGTTTTGCAACGGTGATAACAAAACGAAGGTTACCCGTCAATAACTCCTCTTCAATCTGTTGCTTCTCGGTCAAGGTGAGATCGTTAGACTTCATACGTGTCGCCAAATAACGCTCACGTTCTGCGGTCATTACCTTAATCTTTCTAATGTCTTTAAGGTAGTGGTAAATCTCATCCTGATTGATAGGTGCTCCTGTACTTTTGTCTTTCATATATGTCTATTAAATTGATTTTGAATATTCCTCTAACTTCTTCTTTTCTAATTCTGTGAGTGAGTCAACTCCTTGATCTACCATTTTATCAAGTAATTCATCAAGTGTAAGATTACACACCTCAGGTCTTTTTATGTTTAAAATAAGATCTGCAATATCAAAAAAGCTCTCACCACCACGAATGTCATTAGTTCTTAGACCTGGTTTTACTGGTGCGGTTTTTTTCTTTGGTGTGGTCTTTCTCAAAGATAGTAAATGTTCTACATTTTCCTCAGGGAAATTTGAGAAATTGTGTTTTGTTTTTTGTGTTAGGAAAAACTCAAATCCTGTCACCTCAAATGAGATGATATTTAATAGTTCTCCCATCTCACTCAAAGATAGATCTGATGCGAAGTGATAGATTGCGTGTTTATCTCCAAACATGAACTTGATCTCTTTAGAGGTCATGACATCGGCGATTTGCCCTGCGATTTGATTTGTTTTTTCTTCTGATTCTTTTACGGTATCATCGTAATAAACAAAAAGTAAGTAATTCATATGTTGCGTTTAGAATGTTCTACAAATATACGTATAAAATTGGGATTCGTTCTATTTTTTTATAAAACTTTTGAAATATTGTTTTCTTTACTGATTTTTACAACATGCTCACCCCATTGGTTAATTAGATTAGAGTGAGATATAATGAACACTTTCTCAAAGTAATTTTTCACTTTAACAAAGAACTCATACAACATGTCGTAGTTGTCAGGAGATACTTTTCCGAATACCTCATCCATAATTACCAAATTTGGAGTTGGGAGAGTACAAATCTTAGTCATTACAGATCTCAAAGCTAAAGATGATATCGTCTTCTCAAAACCAGACCCACTTGTCATTAACTTTTCAATTCCCGTACCATTATCAATTTGAATGAATTCAACTTCATTTTTTTCAGATATTCTAATTTCAAGTTTGAAGTAACATGAGTCTTCCATTAACCTTTGTAATTCAGAATTAATGAGGGGCATCATAGTTTTCATTATGATTTTAGAAACTCCATTTTTACCGTAAGCTTCGAGGTATATCTTATAGATTTTTTCCTTTTCTTCCTCTTCTTTGATCTTAACAATAGTTTTCTTATTGTTTTCGATTTTCTCCTCTAACCCTTTAATTGAGAACTCATTATTTGTAATTACTGAGTTTACTCTGGTTTTCTCTCTTTCAAGTTCCTCAAGTCTTAAATCCGCTTTAATCAACTGACCATCAATCTTTTGGTTCTCTTGGATCTTATCCTGAATCTCTCCCCATCTTTTAAGTTTGTCATTCAAAGCACTTATCTTCAAATCACAACTTTCAACCGACACCTCATATTTCTCTCTAACAAGTTTGTTTTTCTCATACTCATCAAATTCTTTTTTCAACTGAACAAAACTTTGTTCTTTGACGGATAAGTCCTGCATTAACTTGGTTTTCTCCTCTTTATGACGGATATATCCATCAAGTTCGGCAATTTTGGCGTTTGTGATTGATGCGTTCATCAACTCAATTCCACAGTGACCACATTTAATTCCACCCTCAACTTCAGACTTCAATTTATTAATCGAAGCAATCTCAGTATCAATCTGAACAATCTCCTTATAGACCTCATTATATTGTTCTTTAACCTCATCGTGTTTATCCTCATGGTAAAACTCAGATGGTTCAACAACTTTAAGTTCGTTGATTTTAGAGATATATCCTTTCTTTTCGAAATCAATCGTATTGATCTCCTCCTGAACTTGGGTTGGGTTTAATCTACTAATTTCTTGATCGATGTTCGAATGTTTTTTCTTCAACATATCATCACGATAGGATTTACCTTTAATGATGGCTTCTTCAACATTCGTCAAGTCTTTTTTACTTTCCTCGATTTGAGTGTTGAGTGATTGGATAGATGTCTCGTGTGTTGTAATATCATCTTTTAGTTGTTCAGATGAATACACATTAGACAACTTTTGTTTTGAGAACTCACCGTAGATCTCTTTTGCAACCTCTTCTTTTTTCTTCAAAAACTCAAGACCCATAAAACGAGATAGTACTTGACCTCTGGCTGTTGGTTTTGACTCTAATAACTCTTCAAGGTTTGATCCTGTTGTAAGGATCGTCATTAAGAAGTCTTCTTTTGTTCCGATTGAGGTTTTAATAAATGCTTCAGTTTCTCTTCTTTGTTCTCCAGTAAAGTTCAACAAACTACCATCTGATAATTTTTTAAAGAAGTCTAATTCGGTCTTAACATTCCATTCACTTTTCTTGGATAACTTTCTTTCGATCTTTCTAACAATGATATAGTCCTCTCCGTCGATTGTAATTTCACCCTTAACAGAAACAACATCTTTGTTTGAGAATCTATTAAATATTTCCTCAGCCTTAGATGTCTTAGTTGTTTCGTTAAAGAACAAGAACATTAAAAGATCCACCGTAAGTACGGTTTTACCTCCGAAGTTAGGTGGATCTGATTCAACTACTACAATACCATTTAATTTATCAAAATCTAACTTTTGATTTTCACCATAAGATAAGAAGTTTGAGAACTCGATATTACGGATATACCATTTCTTAAACTGAGCTTGATTTTCTTCATCACCAGACATTTTATTATCAACCATTTTATTGATTGATAAGACATCATCGACTTTATCTTTATATCCTTTTGATTCAAGGAAACTTTTTAACAAGTCTAATTGGTAGTTCTCGTCAGCAATATTTACCGAAACATCAATACTCTGCATTGTATCAGTCTCGACGTTTTTAGCCTTTGTGAGAACGTTTACGTTGGTCGTATTATACTTCTTGGAGAAGTAATGTTTTACACTTTTAATCTTATCTTGTGTAAAGTTTTCCGGTAAATCTTCCCATACAACTTGTATAATTGGGTTTTCATATAAAGAAAAGTCCAAATCCTCTATCATAATGTTGTAATTAAATGTTTTTGGTGGATTGAATAAATCCATTTTTATTTTTCTAACTCAGAAACTTGGTCCTCAACTTGTTGTTCATTAACCTCTACTTCTTCAAATTCTTTGTTGATCTTCGCAGATTCTTCAGGGTTTGGTGTAAATTTAAACGCATGATCAACAATTTTTTCTTCAATGATTGACATATCCAATTCTTGATCACCAACTTGAGCCTTAATTTCCTCTTCTTTTAATTTTTCAAGTTGTTGTTGTATTAACATATCAAATGCCTTCTGCATTCCTGATTTTTGTTGTGCTAATTTCGCATTTCGTTTTGCAACTTTTGCTCTGTGTTCTTTTGCTTTTTTACCCATTTTACTTTACGTTATTAGTTATTATTTGGTCTATTTTCTTCAAACCATTCGATTACACTATTGATTGCCCATACTGCTCCTGCTGACATTATTCCGTCAAAGAACCAAGAGCATATTAAAGGTGTATTAAATATAGTATTTGTTGGTGAGTATATCAATACGGATAATACAAATCCACCCCACGTTGAGAAACATAATGGGCAGTTAATCAATCCTGATAAAAAATTACCGATAGGTTTGAAGGGTAGGTTTTGACCATCTCTCCATCTTCCCAAAAAATCTCTTAACCCCTGAAATATCGATCCGTAGACCATGATATTCATTAATCCATAACTCATAATGAACCATACTAAAATTTGTGTTGTCATATTCTTCTATTTAAATTTGATCCCTTCATAAGGTAAGCTTGGTTTGTATTACCATTAAGAAGTTCTCGGTTTATTTTTTCTAATTCTTTTATTTGTTCGTTTTTTTGTTGGAGTTCTCCTCTTATATTTTGGAGTGTGTCCTGAAGTAGTTTTGACTTGTCGTTGTTCTTAAGTTCGTCTAAAGTTTGTCTAAGTTCATCTAGTTCTTCATTCTTTTTAGACATTTCATTTTGGAAAAAACTTTCGTTTTCAGTGTCTTTAGTGGAAAATTCTTCTCTAATTGTACCGATTTCGGTAGTTTTAGTGGAAATTTCTTGTCTAAGTTCATCTAGCTCTTCATTGTTCTTAGACATTTCATTTTCCAACTGTTGTATTTTTAACAACAGTTCATTTACTTGAGTATTGTCCGTAATATAGACTTCCTTTTCAACAACTCGGTCAACAGGTATTTCCTTAATGACTTCTTGGATAACAACTTTTTCAACCTCTTTGATAACCTCAACCGGTACTTCCACCCGTATTTCTCGAATTACCTCAATTTCCACCTGTTTTTCTTCAATCCCACCCGTTTTTAAGTCTTTTTCACCTTCATTAAGTGTTTTTCCCAACAATCCGTACTTTTTAATGTCAAATCCTTGTTTAAAACATAGATACATAAATTGGTCAATATCCTTAATTCCTTGGGATTCACAAAATGCAGACACTGCCTGCATCATTTCCTTATTAAAGATTTTGGAGTTTTTCGGTTCCATTCTCAATATCCTCAAATGATTTTATGGAGAACTTCATAAAAGGTTTTGGGTTTGGTAAATCAACATAAGAATATTCTTTTGTTTCAACATCGTAAATTCCATAACCGTGTCGTCCGATACTTTCACCAATATTCTGTTGAATTGGGCTTCCAATCATATATCCTTTACCTGTCTTAAAATTAAACTCTTGTCTTTTGTGAATATCTCCACACAAAACAGTTTCAAGTCCATTAAACTTTTCAACATCATAAGCCTCCTCACCAAAGTCAAAACCAAGATCGGTCTTCATTCCTTGAATTGGTCCGTGAAACAATCCAATCTTGGTTCCTTTTGCGTCAACAATATCAGGTGGGATATTTCCTTGATATTGTGAATAAACACACCAACTAATATTTTCATCCTCATAGATACCTCTATCCTTATAATAGACAATATTTTCACTATTTAGTGAATTGATAATTGGTGATAAAGCATCCAATCGTTCAGTATTATTCACCAAGAAGTCGTGATTACCAGGAATCAAGATTGTCTTTGCAATTTTAGAACATTCAGTTAAAACCCAAGCAACAATCTCAATAAGTTCAGGTGTCATTTGATTTTTGGAATGAACTAAATCACCTGTGAATACTATTCTATCCGGCTTAATTTGTTCGAATCGCGACAACATGTCGCGAATAATGTCGCGATACAAGTCGTGATCCTTAAATAAACGAATATGTAAATCCGAAAAATGTGTAAGTTTCTTAATCATTTAATTGTGTTTTATCTCCACAATATACTTCGTATGGTGGTTTATAAGGATCATCTTTAATAGGAAATGGGTTAACCGGTATTGGTATGTGTTGGAAAGGTAATAAATTACTTTTAGTTCTTTCCTCTTTTACCTGACCCATTTTTTCCACAATAGGTGCGATATCTATGTGTTTGTTTTCAAGTTTACCATGAAGGTACCCTTCTAACCAAATGTAAAATTCTTTGTGTGTCATGCTGTTTCTCTACAATATAAAGTTGCAAGGATCATTCTTGCGAACTTAAAGTGTTTAACTTTGTTTAGTTTTAATCCGTAAAGTAGAGCAATACTTTCCAAATATGGCTCCGCTTCACTTATTTTCATTTTACCAATTTCCATTAGTCTAAGAATAATTCGAAGTCTTCATTCACATGTCCACAGTCATTACACATATATGTAGGGAATGGAACGATTGTGTCTTCAGCACTTCCTGTTAATAATTTAGGGACTTTCTTCAACATGGTCACTTCCTTGAAGAACTTTGACTCACACTTTTCGCATTTAATTGTTGCTTGTTGACGTAGGTCAATCTTTGGTCTTATGATATCATCACTCATTTTATAATATAATTTACGTTTATTTCAAAAGGTATTTGGTGATCCCAACTTGTTGTTGTGACCCAAATGGGCGTAATTGTAACTTCCATACTGAATTATAGTTTATTTTTTAAGTTTAGTCAAATATTGTTTCATATCCATTTCTAAAATGGTATTGATTGTTTTTTTAGAGACACGATATTCATGGTATTCTCTTTCATCTGTTATTAAAACGACAATACACCCTAATAGTTGTATGTTTTCGTACTTAGTTCCTTCTAACATTTTTAATAATAATTTACCATAAAAAGGTAATTGAGTGTTGTAGTGACCAAGAGCATTGTCAGGTAAATCCTCAAATGGTTGTTTCATTTTTTTGGTGTATCGAGTAACCGCAAAGTTCTTTGGTTTATTTGATTTCCAATCTGTTATTAGAATACCAAGATTACCATTAGTTCCAACAACTAACCATACCTTATCGGGTTGTCCCGTATATTCCAATTCAGGATGACCTAACACCATCTCCGTATCGATCAATACACATCCTCTTGATTTTAATAGTTCGATGTATCGTTTTCCAGCGATGATCATCGTGTCACTCTTGATGATCTGTTCGGCATCACAATCAAATATTGGTTGACGAACAACTTTTTCAATACCAAACTCTTTGAGGGTATGTTCCTCTAAAAAGTAGTGACACCTTGATCCTAAGTTTGTCGATTTTCTACCCGATTCAGCCCATTCTTCCATTAGTCTTTCTGCCTCATCAGGATCACCACCTGCTTTGTTATAAGCGACTTGTTCGGTTGGGAACTCCTCGTAAAATATTTTCATTACTTTAGATACTGATGGAAAATCACTTTTTAGATTACCATTAACATCTAACATCGTATATTTATGACTTTCCTCCTCAAAGGTTAGTTGGAATTCTTTTTGTTTCTGTGAGATAATGTCTCTTATCTCTTGTGATATTTTTACTAAATCCATTATTTTATAATATGATAATATTCATCTTTTATTTCGCCTCTAAGGTCGGCAATATCCTTATCGTCGGGTAGTTTAACTAATTTGATTCTACCCCACAATTCACCTCCATTTAATTCGTGATAGAGTTTAACCGCGTTTTGCCAAGCGTCAGCATCCAAACAAATAGTAATGTTACCTTTCACTTTTTTATAGATCGTTTCAAAAAGAAGTTCCGACATGTGTTTACCTAACATAGGTATCGCATTATCTAAAAACAACCCATCAAAGGCACCCTCAACTAAAAAAATATCTTTATCCCAATCAATAAGATTCTCCCAAAAGATGATCTTATCTTTTTCTGCTTCAGGGTTTTTATATTTTGCTCGAGACATTGGGTTCCAACTTCTTGCGATATAATAATTCAGTTCACCATTTTTATCGTATGATGGTACGACAATACGACCAGCGTGATCACCTTTATCACAAAATCCAATTTGATATTTTTCAATCATATAATCGGAAATTCCCCGATTATGTAGGTAATTTATAGCTTGTCTTCTAACAGGATATACCGGACTTGATTCTTTGAACAGGGTGAATGAGTCGGGGAGTTTAAGGGTTTTTTTCTTTTTTTCTCGTTTGACAACGGTTTCGGGTTTTAGGACGGTATAAAGTTTCTTTTGTTTTCTGTTTCCGTATTTGTCGAATATCTTACCCAAAGATCCGTGAGTTCCTTCACTATCACCGCAAGCCCAACACTTATAGACATTATCTATGTAGTTAACCTCCAAGTTGTGTTTATTCCGGTCCTCATCACATACGGGACAGTTGAAAGAAATTTGTCCACGGTTGGGGTAATGGAGCCCGTGATCACCAAGAACTTCCTCTAATAACTCAACTAACGCTTCATTTTCATCCATCCCCTATAATATAAACATAAACTTTCAATACATCAACTACACAAACTTTCGGGTTCTTTTATATTTATTGTTGATATGCCAACACAAATCACTATTTCAACTTTAACGGGAGCACAACCATTTGATGTTTATTCTTGTGATACAGGATACACAAATTGTATTTATATCTCAACAATAACCTCGGGTCAGGTACCTTATAGTTTTGATTTACCATTTATTCAAGAAGGAATGGCTTCGGTAGGAATTAAGGTGATTGATAATAACAATTGCATTATCGAAACAAATGTTGTAATATAATATGGCTTGTAATAATTTAGGTCTTTGGGTTTATAGTGGTACGTCAACTGGGTTGTGTAATGAAACACCAAACATAACTTTATATGGGGATAATTATTTCTTTGCAACACCCCAAACTCTTTATAGTGGGTCAAGTTGTGCTAATCCGGCAGATATAATATCGACAGGATTTTATTCAAACGGTAATGTAGTTATAGAATTTTCTTTTCTTTTTAGCCAGTATTATGTGAGTAATATGTCGGGTTGTACTACAGGTGGTATTCAATATTGTATACAAAATGAACCAGGATATAACGGTCAATATCAGATGGTTGGTGTTCAAGACACTTATCCTGTTTATACTTCAATAACAAATAGTACTTGTATTTATTATTCTACTGTAGAAAGTAGGTGGTGTTTGTCTAACGCTGTAGGTTCACCGTGTATTCAATTTGGTACGTTTGGGAGTACGAGTTCTGAACCTGATTTTGATATAACAGTTGGTTATCCGGGGTTATGTGTAACACCTCCGGCACCACCTGTTGATCCTTGTGCCACTTTTAATTTTGACGCAATTTTTGATTGTTTAGTCCCTTCAACACCAACACCAACACCTACAAGTACTGCAACACCAACACCAACACCTACACCAACATCTTCTAACCCATGTGGTGGGGTTTCATTATTAGCAACGGCTAGTGGTTATACACCAACTCCAACACCAACAATGACTCCAACACCTTCACCATCACCAGTAGTTACAAGACCTTGTAATTTCTCAGGTGAAGTTATCTTCAATGCATTCTCCGAAATTCTTGAGTGTGCAAATAGTAAGAAATTTAAAGATTGTTTTACAGGTATAGATTACTTCACATCAGGTATTGTTTTAGTATCTGGAACCACATCACCTAAAGAAGGTTACGTTTATAATGCAACGATTAATGGTCAGGGGTATTGTGTTGTTTATGAAGGTTTGTTTGAAAATATAAGTGGTAATGATACCATATCATTAACTACTGAGATTGGTGCGTCTGTTGACGGAGCGTGTTTAAATTGTATACCTAACTTAACCGCAACACCAACACCAACACCAACAACCACACCTACACCAACACCGAGTTCAACACCTTGTATATTATTACAATACATCGTAAATAATCAAAGCCCTACTTTATTTAAATTTAACTACACAAACTGTAACGGAGCTCAAACTCAGGGTATACCGGCATTTTCATCAAGTATAATTTGTGCATCAGTTGTACCTACAACTACATCACCTAACATCACAATTACACCTGTTGGTTCGGCTTGTTTATAAAAAAAAATATCGTCTATAAAGACGATATTTCAAATTATCGGTATATTAAACGATATTAAGACCAAATTTCTTTATATCTCATAAATCCTAACACACAGGTATAAGCATCGGTCTGATCAAAATTTTCTTTTTTAAGGGTATTATTTTTAGTGTATAACCATTTAATTTGAGGTTCTTTCTTCGCAACCTTTTCCCAAATAATCATTTTCTTATCCGCATCTTTTGGAAATCCTCCAAATAAGACAAACTTTTTCTTATCATTTTCTTGTACTAAATCGGGAAATGCAAACTTTCTTGAGTTGTACGTTGAAATGAATTCAGGTACAATACCCAAAATATTATATATCTCTTTAAAGATAAAACTATTAAATCTCAATAGTGTTTGGATTGTGTAAATATTATTAGAGTTTAATAATGGTTCTTCGATTACAACTCTCACAATACCTAAATCTTTATATTGTTTGAGTTTTTCGGCAAATACCTCTGATTTTAATAATAACTCCTTTAGTTTATCATCCTCACCTTTATCCATTTTAGGTCTTGGTGATATGTGAGTTAATTCTAATAATTCTTGGGTCTTAATATCAAATAAAGCCCATCCTATCGTTCTTGTGGATACGTCCAAACCTAAAACTTTAGGTGAGTTTTTTAAATTTTTTGCCATAAACAATAATGTTTTATTTTATAATAACCTAAAACAATAAAAATTGTAGTTTTATTAGAAATCTAACTTCACAACGTATTGTTGAATACCTTGCCTTAATACCGGTGATTGTAGTTTAGACATCACCAAAATATCTTGGTTATCGTCTAACAATGCAATTTCCGTAACGTAAGATGGTGTACCAGGTGTCCATGTTGGGTTCTGTGATACCAAGAACTCATTAAAACTTAAGTTGATCTTATATTTCATTTCGTAAATGGTTGCTTGGATATCTGTTTCCAAATTACCATAGAAATAATATTCGTCTCCGAAGTTTAATTGTTGTCCTGTTGCACCATTTTGTGGTAGTTGGATGTAGTTGTTTAGGTTATAATAAGGTGCCGAACTATAATTTTCTGCAGTTACTACGAATGTAGATGCCGTTAAAGACTCTTGTGTCACATAACCATTAATAAACATACCACTAATTTGATCTGTAAAATCAATTAGTTTCCATAATGACGGATCGGGTCTTTGTCCTGCAACCGTTTTTTGAGCCAAGACTTGGAACTGTGTTGCGTAGAATCCAGCAGGTACGACACAAAGAGGACAAGAAGTTGTTGTTGTGGTTGTTATAGGATTTAAAGTTGTTGTTGTTGTGGTTGGTGACATAGTTGTTGTTGTAGTGGTAGGACTAAATCCTGGTTGCACTAAACAATTAAACTCACCACCAAATCTTACTGCCACGTTCTGTGGAGTATCTGGTGTACAAACATTAGCGGTACCAACAACACTTGTATAATAATTACTATGTAAAGAATTTGTAAATGTTGTCGTATTAGATAATCTATATGTTACCCATAGTGTTTCTGCACCTCCCGTTAAAACCCCTGTAGTATTTGAAACCCCGCAAGTGTTTGGTGTGATTAATGAAACCTGTGGTGCTGGTAAAGTCCAGTTTCTGTTTGCTTTATATGAAAGTGCCGCAACAATTTCCTCATCATCAATAATGATCAATTTAGAGTCAGGAAATACTTTACCAATTCTACTTGGTAATCCGTTTGGTTGTGCAAATGTGTCCCAAAGATTATAATATCTCATACCAGGTTGGTTCATATTATCCGAAATACTTGATTTAATATATTGTACTTGGAATAGGTTTTTACCATCGAACCCTGGAGGATCAACCCAAAAAGTTTGTCCGTAACAACATTCAGGGTTTTTATGCCACATTAACGTTGGTATGTGTAATTTGAAGTTTCTCGCTTGACCTTGTGTATTATCGGCATTTTGAGCGTCGTAAGGTTCTAACGCAAATTTTTCACCATAGAAGAAATCAATAGTTTGATTAGTGTAATGGATAATTGCAATTGCCTTTTGGTTTTCAGGTGTAACAACAGTTTTTTCACCAAAAGAGTTATAATAATATACAGAATCTGTAGATGTTTGAGCATTTGAGGTTGTATAACCAAAGTATTCTTTTTGACCTATATAATTAACTGAACCAAATTTAGTATAATCTTGGTATGTGTTAGAATTCAATCCTGCCGGACTCTCGGTCCAAGGAATATTCATATTCCAAATTTTAACATCAAATTGATCGGTATCACAAACAGATTCAAAATCAATCACACTTTGTGCCCAATGTGGTTCAGGTGTAAAACTATCATATAATGGTACCATTTGTGGTGGATAGATTAATGTTCTACCATAACAATCAGATGCTAAGTCTGTAAAGTCAGGTGTTGTTCTATCCAATGTTAATACGTCACCACAAACCGCAACAATTCTATAGGTTAGAATTGAGAAACAACTCACCACATTCTTTAAACAATCAGGTGGTGGTAATACAGGACATTGTGGTGTATTTGATGGTGTTAGACAAGGTGTTTTAGTAGGTGTTGGCGTCGGTGTTGGCGAAGCACAAGGATTACCGTTTGTTGAGCTTGGTGTTGGCGTTGGTGTTGGTGTTTGACCTACAGAAGCGCTTGGTGTTGGTGTTGGGAAATTAGAACAAGAACAATCTGTCATTGCTCTACCATCATAGTAAATCGTTATGAAATCTCCTACACTAGGTGTATTATCGTTTTGCGAATTACAATCCATTCTCTGTACTGTAATTTCATTCGTACCATTTAGGGTTGACATGTTTACAACATAGTTAGGTGTAACCACATAACTATTGTTCACAAGTGCACTCCAATTTACCGTAGACGCTGTTGTATTACCCGTGAAAAATCCTCTCATTGCCGCTCTGTTATAAACAGACTCAATACCCGAATCCATAAAAGGAATTCCATATATATTTGTTTGACCCTCATCAACTAAATAAGGATACTTAACATATTGTCTGTTAGATTCAGGAACTCCAGAACTATTCTGAGCATTAAATTCAGGTTCTAAAATAACCGTATTTACCTGATTATAAGTGTTAGGAAGTTTGTTATATGAAACCTCACTATCACCCAAAGCAAAATATGTAATCCTAAAATTACCTTCAGATAGTCTTTGTCTACCTGTATCAGTAACACGAGTGTTAACTAATCCTGACGTATTTTTAATTATGTATGCCATTTAAATGATAAATATTCTAATATTCAAATTATAAAACTTGGATTTCAGGTAATGGTGGGTTTATTACGTTTAATACACAACAATCACATTGGTTAGCGAAATTGTTTATACCATTATTTGTAATTAACAATTGATAGTAACCGGCGGTATCTTGACATGGTCCAGTTGGGTTATTTGAAATAGTATTACTAACTGATCCTGTTATCACTTGATTACTTGTCATGGTAATTGTACTCTGATAGGTTTTGGTTTGTTGTGTAACTGTTATCGCACCTCCAGCAGAACATGGTCCACCAAGTGGATATGTGTTTGAGTTTGTGTTCGTTAGGGGCATTGTTCCTACACCTGTAATTGTAGTTATGTTGTTATATGTTGGTATCGGTGATAGTGTTGATGGATAATAACTGAAATTAGAGGATTGTACTAAATCAAATGTGATCGTAACCCCCGGTGGTAATGTTGGTGCGGTTATGGTGAATAAATTTGTTACATAATTCACACTAAGTGTAAGATTATATGTTGTTGGTAAGTTTGCATATACTATTGTATTACCATTAAAAACACCTACAACTGAATTGGAATCTTGAACAAAAACTGTGTAGTTACCTGGACCCAACCCATTAAATATTGGTGATGATTGATAAGTGAATCCTGCGTTGATTGAATATTGGTAAGGTGCTTGTCCTCCATTTGCAACTACGGTAATACTACCGTTATTTACATTACAACTCGATCTATTCGCAACAGCATTTACGGATATTGTATAAGACGAAGAACAACTTCCTTCCACAACACTAAAGCTTGATATTTCAGGTGCACCAAAAACTTGCCAGTTACTAATTGGTGGATCAGATGGATCATTACTTGTAATTAAGACAGATGGGTTAGAATATCCTGTGAAAGTCCACTGAGAAGGTGTTGACCCTGTATTCCAATAAATCACATATTGACCTGTTGATGATGTCCAACTCATTTGTCCGTTGATATCGGCACTTGGGTCCATGTCCACATTTGTTACGGTGTCAGGTAGGTCAGCATCTTCACTTCTATTAACAAAGGTTACACATAAAGAACTACCTGATTTTGGTATGAATGGTATATTACAATTACCAGGGTAAGACTCTTCAATATAATATGAAGTACTACCACTAACATTCCACGTATCACCTGAAGGATATAAATAACCACTATTATTTAATGATTGGTAGAATGATCCCTGACAATCCAAACTTTCACAGAAAATCCAAAGTCCTTGAGCTTGGCTCCAAAATACATAACCCAATACCGTAGTTCCGTTCTGTAGTTTATAATAAGGTTTACCATTTTTTAAACCTAAACTATTGGTTGATATATAAGTTAGGTTATCTTCGACCAAACCTGAAACAACAAAACACATACCTGAGAATGTTGTTGTTTCTGCGGTCAATACACATTTAGTAAATGCTGTAAAATCATTATAATAATCGGTCACGGTTGCTTTATATTCTCCAATACCTAAGTTAATAAGTGCTGGTGCATAACTACCTGAATCCCAAGCTACCGTATAAGGTGGAGTTCCACCTGTAATAATTAAAGTTGCGGCACCATCAAAAGTAAGATCACTCGTTGGTTGTAAAACAGAACAAGTAACACCCATAGGGAAAATTGTGATTACATCACATTCATTAGTAGGTTTTACTGTTGGTATTGATGAGGGACACTGATTGTCTACACAAATATCGGTAAGTTTAATTGGGATTTGTGTTTGAACGTCGAATTGTGGGTATACCTTACTACATATATTGTAAGTAACTCCGTCAACTATTGTATCAACAACTATTTCATTGTCACAATTAACATAGGTAACATCTGTTGTTGTACTTACAGATTTGATTAGATAACAAAAACACTGACAACTACATCCACTCGTTGCTCCCGTAACATTATAAGTTGGGTCACAATCAACAACTCCAATATCTAACACATAATAACATGTATCACCAGATACTGATGGACTATCAGTTTCAATCGTCACAAAAGAAGATGAATAAGCACTTAAACCACTATAATTAGATACTATAGGATCATAACTTCCATCACAGGAATAAAGTATATAACAATTTTCTACCATTTACAATAAATAATCAAATATTGTATTTTTGAATATAAGATTTCATATTCTCAATATATTTTATTGTGGAACTCTCTTTGTCGATATAATCGAAGTGGTTGGGGTTTTCTCTCATTTTCAATATGGGGTCCATATTAATATAGTCTCCTTTATAAAATTTTGTAGATTTGAGATTGTCGGTAACTCCTGCCATATGTAAAATGGGGTGTTTTTCGTACTTTTGAGTATCGTCTGTTGCCCATGAAAAACTTAACTCATCACTTATTTTTGTTTCAAAACCATACATCCAAAGGTTCCAAAGTAGTGACCACATTTCGGCAGTCCAAAATTGTATTTGACCTGGATTAATTGGGAACCTTCTTTGGTAATCTAACATTTGATCGTAAAGTTTGATTGAGTCTTTATAAATCTTATCCCACAATTCGCAATTTGAATTTTTGATGAGGTATTGTCCTCCACCTGAGTTGTCTTGATTAACTTTAACAGTCTCAACATCAAGACCAATGACATTCGTCATTTCACTTATAAGTTGACCTTTCTCTGAGGTAGGGTGTTTTGTTTCGTATCTTCTACAACAATCCATAATATAATCGTGTCCTATATATCCTACGGTATCTGAAAGATAACACACGTCATCTTTTAATAACTCATTAAAGTTTGGAAGGTCTTTGAATATGATGTCAGCATCATGTAGAAAGAATAACTTACCGTGGTCAGGATTTGATTGTATCCACTTGGAAATGAGGTATGGTTTAATAGATGGGATATATTGTTTCTTATATCTTTCATCCACAAAGTAATGTAAGTTAATACCTAACTCTTTAAGTTGTTCACTTCCTTTAGATGGTTTTGTATTTCCTTGAACCAGTCCTAAAACAACGTGTATTTGGTTGGGGTTAATCCCTTTTTCGATAAAATTATGTACGTATAATTTTATTTGCCAAATAAAGTATGGTACGTCAGGTTGTGCTGAGACGAATAGTATGCTCTCCATATTTAAAAAAAATATTAAAAATAAAGAGGTTGTAAATCTTAAAGATTATCCAATCTTTGTTTCAATAACTCAACTTCAGATTGTAAAGATTTTATTACTTCATTCTGTTCTTTAAAACCCTCAATAAGTAATGAAACCATTTCACCATATTTAACAGATTTATAATCTTTAACACCATTAGGTGTAACCGCCTCAGGAAAATACTGATCAACTTCTTGAGCAATCAAACCAACTTGTTTGGATTCATCGCTTATTATAAAATCTTCATTACTCACCCAATTAAAGTAAACTCCTCTCAAATTAGAAATAATATCTGTTGCTCCCGATATTTGTGTTATATTTGTTTTTAATCTAACGTCAGAAGAAATTGGACCTAAAATACCTGTTGTTGGGTCTCTATAAACATTTGCAGTTCCAGTTCCAGAACCTTGAGTTCCAACCCTCACTTTCCCATCAACACTTAAATTATATCTAACGTATAAACCAGCACCACCTATTATGAAGTTACTCGTTGATCCCGAGTTAAAAAGAGTCATATCAGGAATCCCCGCATTACAACCAAAGTTTGTTTCACCGGACAATGCCATATTTGTAAAGTATGAAATAGCCGCACTATTTGTATTACCTACGTTTGTCGTGTATTCGGAAAAATTATCGTATTGTATGATCGAACTATATTGATCCATATTACTGGAACCATTATAAAATCTAAACCCTGATGATGTTGTAGTCGCATAGACACCAACTTGTTCCGCAGTTCCTATATTGAATATAGTGTTGTTACTGTTTGTTGGTATGTTTACTGTACCACCTGAAGTTATTTCTAATCTTGCACTACCGGTACTTGGTGTTACATTCGACCCATATGTAATTTTATATGTGTTGCCGTCACTCTTATCGATACCTACCGCATATGTTGCGGTTGTTGCTGTTGGTGAAAACCTAATATAAACATCATTAGATGTTGATCCAGAATCAGTTAAGGTAATGTTAGGTGACGTGCTGTTTTTATTTAAAGCTAAAGTCGTACCATCAAAAGTCGCTAAGTTTTCCGCAACAATACCACCAGCTCCGTTTGAGGTGAGTATTTCGTTGTTTGATCCTGGTACAATAACCGAAGTTCCGCTAGTTCCAGATGATCCTGATGACCCACTTGTACCTGAACTACCTGAACTTCCACTAACACCATCGTAAACCCAAGATATTGTATATGTTGCACCCACACTAAAAGTTCCGTTAGTTACAACAGGACTAAGTGAACCAAAACTATACACAGTACCGATTACACCAATTGTACCTACGGTCCATATACCAATAATACTATTATTACCAAGTTGAGTAATTTGTAAATAAACAGGTCTTCCTGTTGCTTGTATTGTATCAATACCGGCTAACCATGAAGTATAGTCAACAGTATTTATTGACTCATCGTTAATGTAAATATTAGATACAAAACCAACGGAGTCTGAATCAGTTGAGAAGTTAGCAATTGATGGTGTTGTTGTTGCTGATGATTGGTAAATCCACCTACCAGAATTTGATCCATCATTACCATCTTTTCCGATTGCACCGCTAGTACCACTCGAACCTGAAGTTCCTGAAGAACCGCTTGATCCTGATGTTCCTGAAGAACCGCTTGATCCTGATGTTCCTGAAGAACCGCTTGATCCTGATGTTCCTGAACTTCCGCTATTACCGCTAGTTCCTGACGAACCAGATGTACCGCTTAATCCAGATGTTCCTGAAGAACCTGAAGAACCTGAGTTTCCGCTAGTACCGCTTGATCCGGATGTACCGGTTGACCCTGTCATTGTAATAATTACATTCTGTCCGTTTGCAACAACTGATGATCCACTGAAAGTCATTCCAGTAACATTTGTTACTGTTACTCCTGATGATGAGTCATATACCGTTAATGGATTACCACTTGATCCAGATGTTCCACTAGTCCCTGAAGATCCATCCGTACCAGATGTTCCGCTAGTCCCATTTGTTCCGCTAGTCCCATTTGTTCCTGAAGTCCCATTTGTTCCGCTAGTCCCATCTGTTCCGCTAGTCCCTGAAGTTCCGCTAGTACCTGAAGATCCATCTGTTCCGCTAGTCCCTGAAGAACCGCTCGATCCTGAAGTTCCGTCTGTTCCGCTAGTCCCATTTGTTCCTGAAGTTCCGTCTGTTCCGCTAGTCCCATTTGTTCCTGAAGTTCCATCTGTTCCGCTAGTCCCATCTGTTCCGCTAGTTCCATCTATTCCGCTAGTCCCTGAAGTTCCGCTAGTACCTGAAGATCCATCTGTTCCGCTAGTCCCTGAAGAACCGCTCGATCCTGAAGTTCCGTCTGTTCCACTAGTTCCATCTGTTCCGCTAGTACCCGAAGTTCCGCTAGTTCCTGAAGATCCATCTGTTCCGCTAGTTCCGTCTGTACCTGAAGTTCCATCTGTTCCGCTAGTTCCGTCTGTACCTGAAGTTCCATCTGTTCCAGACGTACCACTTGTACCATTTATTCCGCTAGTACCTGAAGACCCTGAAGATCCACTATTTCCTGAAGTTCCGCTTGTACCCGAAGTACCACTAGTTCCAGTTTTACCACCAATTGCAGTTGCGACTTGTTGAATAGTTGCTTTATACGATGAACCGGCAGGATTTTGTGAGGTATCACCCGTAATAACAATATGTATTAAATCATTAAGTGAAACTCCTGTCGCTAATATTTGATCTGTTAGTAATGCCATATCAACTTATAAATATTGTATTATTGGAAATTATATTGGTCTCCTCCCATAAAGAAGAAATAATCAAGATTTTGGAACTGTTTTGGTTGACCTTCGGCTTCACAATAAATCGTTTCACTTAGGGTACATCCCGCAGAATCTGTAATAGTTAATTGTAACGCAGGTGCTGTATTGAATTGTGATGGTAAAGTAAATGTGGTTGGGAATGTTGACCCACTACCAACATAAACACAGTTGTTTCCGTAAACATCACAGGCAGTTCCACTAAAAGGTGGTGTAATACCAACCGCACTTAATATGGTTACTTGATTAGGCATGAATTAACTACAACTAACACAAGATATGTCGTAATCAATTAATAAATTAACTTTTATTTCACTATCTTGTAATGGATTTATGGGTTGATTACCACAATTCTTCTTTAAGTCTTCACAAGCTGCCGTTATTGTAATTCTATTTGATATGATATCTACGGTAACACCAGAAATACCAACAAAATCTTCTAATATATTTACGATCGCATCAGCCCAAACCGTGTCACTTGGGTAATCGGTAGTACCTGTTGAGGTATAGAACTCGGTTTGTGCCGATTGTCCCCCCACCTCGGCATATATTGTGAAGTCCGCAGAATTAATTATACAATTTGTATCCCCACTTGTAAGATCATTAAAACCTTCCAAATACATGGATCTTATTGATTTTTTCTGCACCAATCCACTATCAAAGAATTGTTCTTCACAAATTGTATAATATCGATAATCAACATATTTTTTAGTTCCTGTTAGTATTACAGATTTTGTAAGTGAACAACCACTAGCATCAGTACAAGTTAAACTATATGTGTCTGCTGTTAAACCTGTGACTGTACTTCCTGTGTAACCATTTATACTTCCACCACTCCAAATCAAATTAAATGGTGGTTCTCCTGAATAAATAAAACTTGTAATTGATCCATCATTACCATTTAAAGGTTGTGATGGGAATAAATTAAAATAAACAGGATCACTAACATCAACATAAATCGTAAAACTTTGGACACATGTCGGTAATCCCGAATCTTGAACTGTCAAGGTATAATTACCACCTTTTAGGTTGGTGAACACACCAACAGGATTATTAATAGTTGACGGGTTTGGTCCTGTTGGTCCTGTCAAAGTAAATTGATAGGGTAACGTACCTCCTGTTGAAACTGTAACCTCTATTCTGCCGTTATTACTACCGCAAGTAGTTCCTGTAACTGCCGTTGTTGCACTATATAAATTTGTAGAGCTTATGGTTGTTGTTGCGGTATATGTACAACCCGCTGAAGTCACGGTAACCAAATAATTACCATTAGGTAGTCCGTTGAATGTTTGGTTTGGGTTTCCTATTGTTCCGCTTTGTTGTATTCCCGTTGATCCTGAAATTGTTGTTAGGAGGTTATTAACATTACTCAACCCATTATCCACTAAAACCTGAATAGATCCATCGTTTGATGAACAGAACGAATTTGTCGTATTAATTGCAACCGTACTAAATGAATTAGGTGTTATTAAACTCACAGAATCATAAATGGTACATAAACCAGCATCAGTTACTAAGAATGAATAAGCACCCGATGATAATCCTGTAAATGTTACCGAGGTATCAAATGTTATTTCAACCTGACCAGATGACCCACTAAAGAAATAAGGAGCGGTACCATTTGCAATTAGGAACTCAACTTCACCGTCATTCGCAAAACAACTTGGTTGTGATATTGTTATAAAACCCGCAGACTCTAAAGGTGCTACCGTATTTACAAAAAATGACTGAGATCCTGTACATCCCGATGGATTCTCTATTGAGACGATATAAGTACCTCCCGTCAATCCTGTTACTGTGGTACCAGTTTGTGACCCTACATTTGAACTCCAATTTATTGTATATGCTGAGACCGGAGGTGTAAGTCCTGTGATAAATATTTTACCACTACCACTACCAATACAACTCGCATCATCAACAACATATCCACCAAATGTAAATCCTGTTGATGTTGTTAAAATGACAGATGATGTAATACCGGTACATCCACCACCATCGTTTGCTACAATATAATAAGTTCCCGCAGAAAGGTTTGTAAATTCATAATACGTCGTTGGTGTTATTGCCGATGTAATATAGTTATTATCACCATCATATAATTCAAATGTTGAGTTTCCATAAACCGCACTTGTAAACCCTGTAATAACCCCATTATCTAAACCACAAGATGGTGCTGTAGAATCTATTGTTGCGGTTGTACCCGTCGATATGTATATGTTTTGGACTACCTTTTCGGAAGATGAATCGGCAATCGTTGCGTAATAAGTTCCACCTGTTAATCCTGTAACCGTATATGTTAATGTTGCTGCAGATAAGGGTAATAACCCTTGACCTGTCGCATCTGTAATACTAAAAGGTGCGACTGTTGGGGTTGTTCCAGTAATATCAAACGATACCGCACCACTCCCTGTATTACTACAATCTCCTGTTATATTAAAGTTAAATACTTGAATCATTATTGGTTACAAAATATTTCGAATTCTATTCCTACGTTTATTTGGAAGTCGTCAAAATTAGGCACACAATTATTATTAAATACGACTACATTTTCACTATCCTCATCAATATTATAACTATATCCTGATGTTAGTAAATTACCTAAAGCTATTCCTAAAGCATCCACCCACTGAGTGTCGGTTGGGAATTGGCTTGGTCCAACACCATTAAAGAAACCATATTGTTCTATTAAAACTCCGTTCTGTCTAATATCAACATACCAAGTTGATGAAACGGTATTAAGAGAACAAACTGTTGAGTTCAGTCCGTTTTGACTAAAGAATGTTTGTAATGTTTGATTTAATACAACACCAAAAGATGTAATCAATGGGTCATTATTCCAAGGATACAAACCACAAATCACTTCTTGTACAGGACAATCAAGTACATACAGCTGTGTTGATAGAGTACAAGGTTTACAAGGTACCGGAATAAACTTACATCCTTCTTGTCTTCTCCACACATACTTTTGTCTGTGAAGAACCGAGTTTTCTAATCTAACACCTGTATTCCATATTGTTGTTGCCGGAACCATTTGTTCCACCATTCTAATCCAATAATTACCCATTCCATTCACATAATCAATCATCGTTTGATATGTGAAGTTATCGTTTTGAATTCCCGCTAATTTTTGAGATTCTAAATATCTCCAATAAATTGATTGGAGTGTTGGGTAACCTCCAGTCTTACCATCTGTGATAGTTTGTCTGTTTCTTGTGTTAACCATGTTTCTCCAAAATGTTTGAGCAAACTCAAAGAATGTTTTTTGTTTTGGTTTTGGTACAATTGTCGTCCAATCTATACCACCTAACTTAGGGTATGGGTTTGGTATATTACAAGGTGAAGGTGGTGTGTAGAACAAACCTTGTTCAGGAATTGGGAAATTAAATTGTCTTGACATCGTCCAAACATCATAAACTAATCCTTGTGCTGGATTCATCATAATGTCAACGTTTTTCACATTCAATACCAAACAATCTTCACCCGCTTCATAATACGAATTAAATCCACCATCAAAACTTGTTCTTAAGAATGGATCGGTATCTACCCAACTTTTTTTGTTGTCGGCAACTCTTCTCAACTTAAATCCTAAATTCATGTATGGGAATTGTCTATATCTTTGTAGATATTCTTCACCATAATTAAATGGTAATAGTTGAGTTTGATAGTTAGGGTTATTACCTGTGAATACCAAGTTAGTTGGTACTGCAAACTCAGGCATTCTATGTTGTGGAGTTGACTCGAACCAACCGCCCCCTATTTGGAAGTAATAAGTCTCGGTCGCTATTGGCATTTGAGGGCATCCAAAAGCATCTACAGGGTAATCTTCTCTTACCGTTAATACATTTGAGTTAACTGAAACCGTTGTAAATCCTGTATATTGAACTCCTTGTATTGAGAATGTATTATCTCCTTGTAATACCGGAATTTGTAGGTTCAAGGTACCACCTGTAATCTGAAAGTATTGTTGGTCAAATTCTCTCATATTAATTCGTTGGTCAGCAACATAGACATATTCATGAAAGTCAATTAATGCTTCAGGTGCACCAACCATTCTCAAAAGACATTCAATAGACTTTCTTGTACCCTTTGATTTAAATAGGTAAGCAGAATTTAATATTAAGTTTCTATAGAATTGATAGTTAATCTCCTCAGGTGTCTGTCCTATTTGTAAACCTGGAAATGTATTTGGTTGTGTTGAGAATACTGCCTGTAATAATTCCTCATTTGAGATTGGTGAGAAATTAGTAACCCAACCTAATGTTTGAGCTAAGTTTTTTAATAATTGTGATGGTATGTCATTTTGTATGGTATAATGAACACTATTCATATTACCTAACGCTGAAATAAATGATTTTGTTTCATCGAAACTTCTACCATATATCTGTAATAATTTTTCAAATCTCTGATCTGGTGTGTCGAACTCTTTTAACGCACCTGTTGTCATAAACCTTGAGATTAAGTTCGTATTGTACTGATCTAGGTTTATAGCGAAGTCATTAATTTGTACTAAGTAGTTATCAAAACGAACCGTAACGATATCTAAATTCCAAATACCCGCTTGAGGGAATGTTGCGTATTCACTTGAGATCGCAAACGTACCATCCTCTAATTCTTTTGGTACAACAAATTTTGCGGTGTATACAGGTGTAATTCGTCTATTAAGTAGGAAATTTTCAACGGGGTCGAAGTTCAAATTGAATACTTTATTCACTTCGAAATCGTTTGGTCTAATTACTAAGTAATCATATGATATTTGATTACCACTGAATGGGTTTCCATCTACAATTATTTTAAGACTTGTCGAATCACTATTGGTTGGGTATAGATAGTTAAGTGGGTATTGTTGCCCATTAATAAAAAGAACATATTTCTTATACTCTAACTTCATATTTCTCAAAGACGAAACCTGATTCTCATTATACATCATATTGATTTCTGCGTTTTGTGAAAAATCAATTTCAAATGGGTTTCTTATTGAGGAAAGGTGTATTTCCAACGTTGTGTCATCTTCCACCGAATCGTATATAATATTAAATGCGGTTTCTTGATTAATAAATTTGTCAGTCTGAGGTGGTACCTCTAAACCGGCAGGGAAAAAATTAATGATCTTCGTAATAGAGGTTGAGAACCTTTTTACTAAGGATCCGTATTGAGTAAAGTTAGTAACCTGACTTAAGTCGTAGTTAGGATAAACTCGGTAGTTCGCCGCTAAAATTTCAGCAGCTTCAACATTTGTTTCAATATTAATAGACTCCAAATTGATAGGGTCTGAAAATGCACCTATCGTAAAAGTTCTATTTTGTTTTTCCGTTATGTTTGTAGTGAAGTTGAAATTTGCTTGTGTCAAACCTCCGCCCGCAACAAGTTGTACCCCAACTAAATTGTTAGAGAATTGATTTGCTGCACTACTTTGAGGCGGACAAGTAAATTTCTGTGTTGCCATTAAGCTGTAATATTGTTAAATGCTTTAGAAAAGTCGATGTTATCACCACGATCTTGTCTAACTTCATAAAGAAGTGTATTGAACTGGTCTTTAATTTCATACAAGTTGTATTGTTTGTAGATATTATTGTCAGAATCGTAAATAGTGTAAATACCGTCTTCGATAGATTTAGTTTGATTACCGTAAAGAGCAATCGCAAGTGTTGAGATGTCTTGATCTACGATCTCAATTTCAGTACTTATAGGATTAAAGTACGTATTTGAGATAATAATACTTTGATTTGGTTGACCTATAAATGGTGTTGCACTTGGTTTGTTTGTTGGTGATGACGAAGGTGATAAAGTACAGAATAATAAATTAGTCGCACCTTCAACATAAGCATATCTAATAGATTTTTGGATTGTGTTTGTAAGGTTTTGCACCACAGGTTCACAATAGAACGATGAGGTAATGATTCTAAAGAAATTAGGTATTTTTGTCCCATCAGGATTTAAATACTCAACTCTAAAACCAACTAAACCTTGATTAACGAATTTGTTTCGATATTCAACAGGTACATTATTAAGGTCTATCACAAGACCTTTCACATTGGGTAATGCTGATAACACACCACAATCAGTAATTGTTGTTCTGATTTGTGCTGGTCTAATCATTAACGTATATATACCTAATCTATTGAATTGGTCCGCAGGAAGTTTTAGGTTGTATAAACCACCTAATATCTCGACATTACTTCCTCCTGTCTCTGCATTATTGAAGTATGGTCTCAACACATCTTGAGCATTCAGGGTTGTTAATGTGAAGTTTTGAGTATCGTCTCTTGATTCAGTATAAACCATAACGATTTCAACGTCTTCAGGACTAACATCTGATGGTCTTATAGTTCCGTAATTACCTGTTGCCATTTTTAATCTTTTTTCCTTTTTTATAAATAGTTAAGTGGATACTTTTTCAACATTAAAATATTTGTATCCGTATTTTTCTAAATCACCCACATTATCAACTTCCCCTAACCTCATCACATTTTCTAACGCAGTATATTTACCTCGTTCAACAAATACATTTGTGATTATTTCAGGTTCATCAATAACATTTAACAGGGCTTCGTTTTTGGTTAACGCACTTAAAACTAAATCACCTGGTACTAAACCATAAGATTCGGTTATATAAATTGTATAATCTTCGTAATCAAAATAGTTTACACCATTAATAGTGTACGCCGAATAAAGACCTGTAGGATCAACACCCCAATATGTTCCGATCTCTCCTGTTGTACCTGTAACCTGAACACCCAATTTATATTTACCACCCGCTAAATTTATTTTTGGTCCATATTGTGCCAAATCATTTAATGTTGATTCAGTGAAACCTGTGACTACGAATGGTACTGAAGTGTAATTGTATGAATAATAATCGTTGATATCTGTGTTTGAATCTCCCGTAAAAATATAATCATAACTGATCGGTGTGCCAGTCCAAGTACCACCTGCAGGATAGAAAGTAATACTACCTTGAGGGTTGGTTATAACAACGTTTGTATATGGTGTGATCACCGTTTTCTCAACCTTAGAGATACCCCAAGGTGAACTTGCGGTTAAAGTAATTGTATATGTATTCGGTGCGGTTGGGTAAGTGTGTGATAAAGGTGTTATACCCAAAATAGGCTGTATTGGCGATCCATCACCCCAATCTAAACTATATTTTGATAATTGTAAGAACTTTATAAACTCCAAATCGGAGGTATTATAAAATGTAAACGTATATGGGTTTAGAGTGTTAGCCGTTACAATAAAATTATTCAATACGTCCGCCTGAATTATCAAACCATCTGTTGGTGTATAATACCCAAAATCAACCGCAGATTCAGTAAACATGATGTTAACGGAAAGTCCCGTTAAAAATGATGTTCCACCTGTATTACCAGATAAAAGATAATCCATAGGTAAATAAACACCCGTGGTACCTGTGGTTGTCGCACTAATCGTTGTCGCGGTTAAACAACAAGGATCGATAATTGTTGTAATATCTGTATCCCCCGTATATGAAACAAATACAAGATCACTTTTGATGTTCTCGGGTGAAATAATAAACTTATATTCTTGCAATTCCATTATGGGTTAACATATTCATACCATTTTATCGGTGTTGTTGAATCACCAACTCTTAGGTTGGTTTGGGTTGAAAACACTTCGTATGTTTTTTGGTTATAATCCAAATCTACTCTATAATAGAAATATGTAGAGTTATCAAAAGTAAATTTGTCAGGTATAATCAAATCTTGTTTGGTATTAGTCATTCTTTTGAAGACTCCTGTTCTGGCATCAAAGAAACTTGCAGTCATATAGAAAGTATCAACATTTATAATCTCTCTACTTCTTAACCAATAAATGAAGAATCCTTCTTTATCCCCAATATAATCCAAAACCATCTTAGGTTTTTTAATTTCGATCGGACCAATTAAAGGTGATAATATCACCGTTTCAGTTCTACCTTGTTGTACCGGTAAAATAAGTGATAGGTACAATTGTTGTGTCTTTTCATTATCACTATCGAAAAGGTCTAACTTAAAGAATGACTTTGTGAATGGTTTACTATAGTAATATACTTGTTCCGCACTGAACCCAAGATCTAAATATGAAACATCCCATGACCCGATAGTAGTTGCTGTGATAGGTTGGGTATAATCATAAAAATAAAACTCATAATCAATCGCAGAATCAAAATTGGGGAATACGTTGTGAGCAAACCTCGCAATTTCAAAATCTGTCGCGACACCAATTACTTGTTGTAATATACTTGTTTCGTATTCACTTATCGCCTCATCTCTACCAGTAAAATCCCATTGCATATTAATTGGGATATTAATAGACTGATCTAAATCGGTTTTTAATATTTTAACTTTATTCGCATTCATCTACTAATGGATCCTCAATTGTGTTTATGTTCTGTGGAACTTTACCTTGAGCGTAATCACTTGGTATGTTATAATTTTCAGGTGTAATTCTAAAAATCGTATTAATATATGGATAGTGAGCACCATTCATAAATGGAAAATCGACCCCAATACCATCAGTATCCACAAACCCATACGGATATAGATCTCTCCATCTAAACAAAGCGTTAGTTGTTGAGTAATATGCATATGGCGGTATACCCACAACAGTAGTTGAGCTACCCTCTTCTATGTAGTCAGAAAACGCACCAATCTGTACTGGGTTATGTGGTTGGTAGAAGTATCCAATTTGATTAGTACTATTTAAACCATTATTAAAAATCCCGAACCAATTTTGATTGAATTTAATCTTGTGTTGGTATGTTGATATAACTCTCTCAAGTTGATTAAAGCTATTCCACTCACAAAAATCTCCGTCAATAGTATCACCTGATTGTAAAAGTTGGTTATAAAAGAAAGGTCCTGAACCTACTAAAGAAGTATATTGCCCCTGTGGGATATTTGTATTTGAATTGGGGTTATTTTGATCCCACCAAGTTTGAGGTTTATTATCTTGTAAAAATGTGTTGAATTCCCATCCTTGTTTCATGTTTCTTGTCCAACCAAAATAACCTCTCCAAATTGTCGTGAAGAAAAGTTGTGTAAGTGGTCTATTTTGATTGTCTCTTAAACCATTTATATCGATATCACAATTAAACGATAAAGTATAAGATCTACTACCTTCTTTAATTGACGTTCTTTGTTTTTGATTTGGTGTTAAAACTTTAATTTCACATTTCTTTTTATCACCATAAATATTTCTTTCAAAACCCGCGTTTACCAAAACTGCACAATCAGGGTTAGTTATTATTCTGTGTTTACGGATATAGTACTGACTTATAGTATCTGCTGAATTTGCAGCGTTTACCACTCTTCTAAACGTTCCTTGGGTGTTGGTTTGGAAAGTGGTTCCTGTATATCCGACATTTCTAATATTAAAAATATATTCGTCAGATCCTGAAGCTCCGTCACCTAAAGACGTTACTTGGAACATGCTATTACCATTATAATTTACAGATAAATAAACATATTCACCAACCGATAATCCGTGTTTCATCGGGGATTTAAAAACAATGTTGTTTCTTTGTAGGTTAGCCCCTGCAACCACATAATAAGGTATTCCATTCGACACAACCCAAGACCATGTTATAGGTGAATCGGGTTCAACCGTGAATAATGTTTTTGTAAAGTCATTAGCATATGGATAACTTATATGATGAGACCAATTGTATGTTGTTGCACTAACATTCTTAAATGTAAGGTGATTATTGGGTGGTTGTGTGTAACCAATGACACTATTATCAGTTCTTATAAAATCAAACTCAGGGTATTGTGGTAAACCGTCCCACGGCACATTTTGATTAGTGGGTAATGGTGGAACTGATGGTTGATTACCTTGATAATAATAGTCTTGAGCGTTCCCGACAGCATTTGTGTAGTACAGATTGTCTCTGTATGGGACATAAGTTGTTGATCCAGAAATTCCATTTTCAAATAAAATTGTAAACTTAGTAACTGGTCTGAAAATACTAGATAATTGTCTTTCTTCCTCAAAAACATTTACCAAATTCAAATCAACACTTCTATCGTATTCAACTAAATCTTTAGAAGTTTGAGCTAAAGGTACATTTATAAATTGATCAGTTCTTGGTGCTGACTTATACCTCTGTGTAGATAATATTATTCTTTCTGTTGGGTCTACGGTCATTACAATTCAGCGGTTGATACATAAAGTTTATAGAATCTATCTACTGCGGTCTTACCATTATTCAATCCAAAATAGAAGTGGTAAGGAGCACCGACAACGATTGCTTGTTGATTAGTACCAACTGGTTGTCCTTGTATAATTGTATTAATTGAGGGTTGTGGTGTTGGTATTCCGTTAACGTAATTAGAGATATAACCTAATCTTGTACTTTGAGTTATATATTTCTCATTTAAATTAGTAAAATCTAATTCTTGATACTTGTCACTAAAAAACCCTCCGTTATAAACATTATCAGTAACCCAGTTGTTATCTTCAGTTCCAAATATATTAGAGGTAGGGTTACTTGTCTTTAAAGACCATTTGTAGTGAGGTACAACTTGTGACTTAGAATAACCAAATTTTTCCTCAATAAGTGGTGATGTACTATACGTTTGGATTCCCGGAGATTCGATTTTTCTATAATTTAGATTAGGTGTTGGTGTTTGGAAAAATAATCCCATTACAGGTTTAATTTGATTACCTGTAGCACCATTATCACCAAAGAATATATAGTTGTTACTTGGTACGTTTTCAGTAATAAATGGTAATACCTTCCACTCAGAATTTATTGATAACATTTGAGCCCAATCACCATCAATTCTATAACCACCTCTTGTACTATTGAAGAATTGGATTACTCCTTGTCCTTCACTTGAGTCGTCACCAACCTTAAGAGGTATCATTCTTTGTCTAACACCATCATTTAAAATTCTAGATAAAAACCCTAACTGAATAATGTCTGAGTTATCTTGGTATGATGTTGCTTTCATTTGGTCAGCAAAATACGCACCAAACCCATCTATTCCACCACAACAAATCTCATTAATAAACGCATCTCTCGGACCTAAATCAACCACCGTCGTTGGAAATTGGATTTGTTTTTTATTGTATCCGAAACCAGGGAAGTCGGCGAAAGGGTTTGAGGAGTTAAATGAAGGTGAATTTTTACCTATAAATTTAGTACCACTCCATGGTGATGATCTATAATAAAAACTATTATTTAGGTCATTAAACACAATAACTTGTTCACAATAATTATAATTAGGATTACCGATCGAACTGAAGGTTGTTCTCTTGTTAAAGTTGAACATATATAGTACTCCGTTAATCCAATTGTTTTGGAAGACTTGAGCAAAAATACCTCTACAAGCAGCAAAGTTCATGGTAAATCTTGTTTTCCATTCTAAGAACAATCTAGCGTCTTCAGGATATTCAGCCAAATAAGTTTTATTTAACAAACAATAACAACCATTAACCATTCGGTTAGCGGGAATGGAGCATTGACTAGACGGTATAACACCAACATTACTTCCTGAACCACTATAACATTCTAATGGGACCATACCTTCACAAGTTAACGTATCGGTAAGACCTGATACAAATGCATCCTCATCTTGTTGTTCACCACTTGGTAAATCTAACCCGGCAGAAATTGTAGGTTCAGAAGCAATACCACTCGCATTGTAAACCGTAAAGTTATTATTTTGGTGTAATGCATATCCCGTTCTATTTTGAAGTCCGTTTTCCACTTTAGTTGATGTAGGTAACCTATCACTCCTCATTACTATATTAGTAGATTGGAAGGTCACAGGTGTTAAACCATATCGATAATAAGCAGGTGAATAAAGAACTGAAATGTTACCACCAACATTTGTGTTATTAAACCAACCATTTTGAGTTGAGTAATATTGATCTTTTTGACAATCTTGATCACAACCACCACCTGAGTTTGTGTATAAAGTATAGTTAAATGGTATATTTAGATTCCACGCCAAGAATGATCCACCACCAACATATTGTGTCGGTGCAGATTGTTGTCTCGGTATTGTGAAGTTAGAACTTGCCAGTAATTGATATAAATTACCTCCTGTAGTCAAACTTGATGTAGTCTGCCAACCTGTATTAACAGGAGTATATGACCCAATACCCGAAACGTTAGTATCGTCGGTACACAAATAGAAATAAGGTAAGTTAGATGTGAACGCAGTAAATTTAGTAACATCAGGTGTAAATGCAAATGAAGGGAAATATAAGTTTGACGTGTTGTTAGTCGAACTGACGTGACTAACAGGTTTATTTCCTGAAGCAAACGATGAATATCCTTGTATTGGTCTATTCAAATAATAAGAACCTTCTATCTGTACCGAACCATTTAACGATGTGAAACCAAATACCTTAGATAAATCATATTTTATAGTTTGTTTTGGTGTGAATGGGTCGACACCTCTTACGAAGATACAAACTTCATAACCTTCCCATCCACCCATTAAGGTTATAACATTATTAATTGTCCACGAACTAAAATTATTAGACCCTACAGGACAGTCTGGAGTTGCAATGGACACACTATGTCTCAAATAATTGTTAGGGAATAAACCAGTATTTAATTGATCAATACCTATAAAGTCATTTACAGTTAATCCTGTTATGAGTTGGAAGTATTCCACGTCTGTCGCATATTGTAAATAACTCTGTTCTACGTTAGGATTACCTTGTACTGGTAGTTGGCTAACCTCAGGTAAACTAAGGACAATGTTTGCCGGAAGATTTTGAGTCGGATTCGTTGGGTTCGCATAACTTATTTGACTTGGAACTGAATTACCAATTAACGTTGTACCTGTAATTGAATTTGTACCGAATTGGTTAAGTGTCGCACCTGTTAAGTTTAACAGACGATTGGATGACTGAGTATCCAAATAGTTAGGATTTTGGAATGAGCAAACATTACCTACACCTATTTGACTTGTCGCACCGGCACTCATCAAAATTACCACAACTTGATCCAAGAAAAATTCGGACCCTAGACTTGGGTTAACAGTAGTTTTAATTTGATTAACAGCCCCTCCAAAATTAAAATATTTATCTCTTGTATTGAAGTCGTTTAGCTGTTGTGGGAAAGTTTTAGATAGTGGGTATGCAAAATATCTAGCGTCTGCAACAAGGTCATAGGTTGGGAATAATTGTTTATCCGCAGACCATAAAAAAGGTTGTGGTGCGTGTAGTAGATATTGTTCATTAACATATAGACGGTTAGGATTAGTTGATGATAGTACATCGTATCCTGAAATGACTCTAGCCAAATCTAAAGACGCTTGAACCGCTAAATTTTGACTAATATCTTCATCACCTATTAAATTAGCTAAGTTTTTATATGGCCCTATTCCACCACACTGGTATTCATCTTGAGTTGGGTCATCATTGGGTCCGACTAAATTAGGATGCTCTATTTCGTAAGATCCTGCTGAGTTTACAGGTGCGATAATACTAAGAGATGGTACTAATGTTGTATCATAAAAACTACTTCCACCTGTTTGAGCCGCAGCCTCAAGTTCATCATTAACACTATTAATGTCAAAATTATCATCTTGTTCCGCATTTCCACAATCACAATCACAACTTGTACAATCAGGATATGCAATCATAGGTAATGCAATTCTTGGGAACCCTTTAACTTTAATTGCCGCCACAACCGCAAAAGCTAAAAATGCTGCGGCTAGTATAAGTTTAAATGTTGCCGCGGCAATTAGGAATATACCTGCGAAAATTAAACGTATACCCTCCAAAATAAAACCAACGTTAACAGTAACACCAAGACCCACTTGGAAAACCCCTGCTCCCGCACTTATTAATTGTATACCACTTTGAATTGCATTAAATAATGCAACCGCGGCGTCATAAGTTAAGTAAATACTCAACACTATCAACACATATTTTAGTATTGGCCAAATAAACGAAATAAAGTGAGCAACAAATAATAAAACTAATATTGGAAATGTTAGAATATTAATTAGTATATTGAATACGAAGAATATCGGATCAAAGTTTCGTATAATATCATTCACAGGGAATGTATTTACGGTAGACTTACACGATCTGTTATCAATTTCTTTTATACCTAAATGTTTTGCTCTACCAATACCGTTCTTGTATCTATCTAAGAACATGGCAGTCGTATATACCTTATTGTACTTGAATTCGTAGAATGTATCCTCACAATCAATCGCTTCTTGGGGATTGACATAATCATCCCAATCTAAACTAAATGCGTAAGATTTTAATAAATTAAATAATGTTTCAGGATAAACCGTAAACGAAAAGTCTTGAGTTACGTTAGGATTAATTGGCGTACCAACAATTTGTATTGTATCACCAATGTTAAACGGTATTGAATTAAGTGATCCTGTATATTCAACCCCATTTAAATATACCTCATATGACGAGCTGTTTATTGCATTATCTAATGAAATACCAGCATCAAAACCAAATGATTGTATTTGAGTCACACCTGATATCGCACCCGCAGATATTTGATAGGTATATGATTGTGTTGCTTGATCAAATGGATCATTCGCAGAATTTGACCATCCATATTCTTTAATATTAGGTACCAAGAAATTTGCCCTTTGGAAGCTATTTTGTAGTCCTTCTTCGTTTTGCCACTTGAACTTAAATCTATATTTACCCTTCGTTGGTATCCCTTTACTTGGGTCGTCTGACAATACTTGTTCTCCGAATTCATTAGTGAATACGTAATCCAGGTTCATCGGAACGTTGAGTACATATGTACCGTCAGGATCAATAACTTTCCCTTCTTGTTCTACTTGATAAACTTCTAATATCGGTAAACCATTTTCATCAGAATTGATCGTATGTCTAATCGCCTGTATTTCGCCAGGTCCTGAAACTAATTCACATAAGTTACCTGTATTATTTTTAGGTTTACAACCCACCTTTAACGCATCGTCATTTGTTGTTGAGATAATTGATCCCATAAAGATTGACGTAGGTTGGATATTAATGTTTGCTTGTTTTGTTAAATCGAAATCTACTCTTGTAATTCCAACTTGACATAAATCTTGGTCACCCCAAAATGGTGCAACATCCACATCAAATACCAAGTTTTTAATTTGTGGTAATTCTCTTAAGTTAGTTGAGGTTTTAAATGTGGATCCGTTAACTTGAGTTTCAGTTGCAAGTCCTTGTTGGATTAAGTCTTGTGGCGCTAATGAGAAACAACCTATATCTGAAAGGTCGACATCCATTACAATAGTTTGGGTACCAGTTGGTACACCAAAGATCATAAAGTCACCACTTTCATTTGTTGTTACGGTAAATCTGTAGTATTTGTCATAAACCTCAATATATGACTCATCCATTAATACATCACCCACATTTGGGAATGTACCTGTAGATTGGTGTCCTCGATATGATGGTAATTTAGGAAGTAAGTTATACCTGTAACCTTCTTCATTAGTATCCGTAATCGTTCTGTAAGGGTATAACTCTGATATAACGGGATCAACTTCATCCGCATCATCCAAAGGGATAAACACGGAAACTTTTGCGTTTGGTAAACCAAACCCGTTATTAACAAAAACACGACCAACTACAACACCGTAATCAGCACACATCCTTGTGTATAAATCATTAGCAAGAATCTTTAAGGATAATACTTCCAAAGATTCCCAATCTTGTTCTAAATTGACGTTAATGTATTTGTCAACACCAACTTCGGTTCTTATTCTATATGATTTGGGCATTAAAGATTTCGTTTTTTCATAAATAGTTTATTTCCTATTTTAGAAAAAATAATCTTATTTTGAGAAAAATAAATTACTAAGAGAAGTTTACCGATTTTAAGTTCAATACCCTTACATTAATATCCTTGTTTGGGTATCTAATTTGGTAAGTTTGGGTTGGTGTTGCGAATATAGTATCAGCCGTTGGTTGGATCTGTCTTGTTAATGGATCTGAATACGGCATCGATGTTTGTGCTGATGAATACTGACCTCCAACTTGGTTAAAGAATAGAACATCAGACACACTTACAATACCATTTTCCGATTGTAGTATTCTCCTTAATTCAGATATATTAACGTTCTGACCTAATTCTCGAACCAACGGGTTAAAGAATTCACTCACCTGCTGAATCACTTTGGCAATCACCGCACCTTGATTCTGACTATTATCTAATACAACGTCAACAGTTACCGATAGGTCAATTGTTTCCGCAGCCTCAATTGAGATATAGTCATTTATCATCCTAAAGTTGGATAGGTAATTGGCAACATTTTGTTTAAGTGTGTTTGATATAACATTTGTCAAACTACCACTTGTGTCGTAAGATAACATTTTAATTTTTATCTTATTATTTTCTTCTGTGATTGCAACTTTAGCAGGTGCACCAAACTGAGAAGGCATTGTTCTTATGATTGAGTTGTAGTCATTTACCGTAACAGCTCTGTTTTGTGCTGCAAAGTTAAATGCGACCATGTTTCTAACATCTTCAGTTGTTGGTATGTTCGCACCCCCAATTGCTGCGGTTACGTTATTACACTGCAAACTATTAATAACACTTCTATTAACTGAATCTGAAGGACCGTTTACCGCAAATGACACGGTACCGATCTGATTGATAGTGTTAATACCTAAATTACTTGATAACCCACCACCAATTCTATACTGAACAAATAGTGTTGTATTAGGTGTCAAAGCCGCACCCATCGCATAATTGTTTGTATATCTACTTAAATCAAAACCTTTACCATCACGAGCGAATTCTCTTAATTGTTCTTCTGCTGATATATTTCCACCACCAAAAGTCATTTTACAGAAACCTTCAGGTGTATATTCGGATATGAATTTGTTAGATGTTGTTATATATCTACCAACCTTAATACCAGGTTGATCTGAAACTTTAGTTGGGTCCTCAATAAAGACTCTGTCTTGTACTAAAGCATCAACTTCGAACCATCTATCAGGTCCTACTGTAATAAACTCTTGTGGTTGAGGTATTGTTGAGTATTGTGTTCCTTGTTTTAATAAAACACTTGTTATACCCAAAACATTTTTCTCAGGTAAGAATAATTCTAAATAAGGTCTAGCATCGTTAGCAGTAATAACTCTCTTATACACTTTAGTAATACCATTAACAACAACTTCTCTTTTAACAATTGTGTAGTTAATTAGTTTACCACTTGAATCAAAGTTAGGTATCTTTACTCTATTTGGTGATCCTTCAGCATTTATTGGTGACGCAAAATCAATATCATATACCGTTTCAAATGGTTGTCCAGCTCCATTAACCTGAGATCCTCTTCTTAAAACACCACAATATCTTAAGTCTTCTCTATCACCAAAAGCCGGAACCGTGATTGAGAAATCAACCAAAGCAACTGATGGTCTTTGACCTGGTATTTTTAATCCGTAAGTTCTTGCAATATTATATACTGAATTCTTTTGTTGTGCAAACTGTAGTACAGTTTCTTGTATACTCCTATCAATCTGAAAGTTTAAGTTATCTGTTACTGCAGCATTTAAATCTAACATAACAGAGAAAATACCCGCATCATTAAAGTTTTGAACTAAATCAGGGTAATAGGTTCTTGTAAAGTTAATTAACTCCGTTCTTACTCCTTGAAAATCTCGGACCGTGTAAGATATTTTCTTTTCTGCCATATACTATTAAATATTGATAATGATAAAATCACTAGATTCAAAAGCGGAATCTGTTATTCTATAATCTATTTTGATTCTTGCTGTGTGTTCTAATTGAGCAATATTAGTAACCCTAAATTCTCTTTCACCGTATTGATTAATTGTTTCACCCTTATCTTCTAAACCTGCAGATGCTGGTTCTACTGTTATATTGGTTACTTGTAAGTTCGGCATGTAGTTACCAATAGTATCTCGTATTTCAGATTCTATATCTGAAAATGTAGGACCATCAAGAGGTTCAAAAATAAACTCATATAAACGAGTTCCGAAATCAGGTAAGAAATATCTTGACCCTTTTCTTGTTAGAATTAAGTGAACCAAACTTGATCTTACTTCGCCTTCTGTTGAATTTGTAACATCCAAGTATCTACCTGTGAATGAGTCAACGAAGGGGAAAGAAATACCATATGTAATACCATTTGCCATATCACATATAAATATAAGTTCAGTTTTTTTTAAGTAAAAAATTTATGGAAATAAAAAACCCTCCTTTTTGGGGAGGGTTTTGGATTAATCTTCGATATCTAAATCAATTCGTTTGTCGGATTTGAATTGTCCGAACATGTCTTCGTATCCATCTGTCATATACGCCTCATCAGAATAATCATGTTTAACTTCGGAATTTAAGATTTTTTCAATTCTTTCAGGATCGTTTTTAAATAATAAAACTCGTCTCTCCTCATATCCTTCACCTCTAGTGTGGTCAGTTACATCAACACCCCAAAACGTTTCACCAGACTCATTGTCTTCATATTCTTTCATGGTAAATTTACCATCTTTCGATTTTTTAACGTTACCTGTCTCAGACATATTATTTTTAAGTTGTCTGTTTTTTATATAATCGTATGCTTTTTTAATTACAGCCCCACCAAGTGCAAGTCCACCTAAAGTTAATAATACACCTTCATTAAGGCTCTTTTTACTTTTTTGTTCTTCTCTTATCACTTTAGCGACAATATTAGTAAGATCTCTTTCAGTTAGTTTAATTACTTTTTTCATGATAATTTTTATTTATAAATATCAACAACAAAAAAAAAATCACGAATAAATCGTGATTTCTTTTTTTTTAAGATGAACATCCAAAACATTCAAAATCAGAATTCTCAGGTTTTGGTGGTAAATTCATATTTGTATAATCAACCTTTGGTGGTTCAGGTGTTACTCTTGGTTTATTTTTTTTAGAGATATCCATTGCTAAATGTTTTGCCCCTGTTGATATTGCCTTAGTTCTAACATAATAACAAAGTGTTTTCAAACCACTTTCCCAAGAGTGAAAATGTGATGATGTAATCTTTGATAATGTTGGGTTAGACATGTAGATATTCATAGATTGTGATTGATCTATAAATGGTGCTCTATCTGCAGCCATATCGATAAGTTGTTTTTGTGAAATCTCCCAAATTGTTTTATACTTAGGTATTAAGTGTTCAATTCGTTTCACTTTCTTATTGTAAATCTTATCCTCAGGGTCTAAGTAATTATTAAAGTTAATATTTTGAATTGATCCTTCATTCATAATGATTTCATTTTTCAAATCCTCAGACCATATACCTATCTTTTCAAAGTCAGCAATTAAGTATTTGTTTACAATCATGATCTCACCACCAACTACTCGTCTGTTAAAGATTGCCGAGTGAGCTGGTTCAGTCATTTCATAAGAACCTGTGATTTTAGCTGAAGACGCCACTGGCATTTGTGCCGTGAATAGTGAATTACATACACCATACTCCATAACACTTTTCTTTAATTTACTCCAATCCCACATTCCTGATAAGTTTGACTCATCCACATTCCACATATCGAACTGGAATGTCCCTTGTGACATTGGTGACCCTTTGAAGAATTTGTAGGGTTCGTATTTTCCATCTTTACACAATTGGTTACTTTCGTAGATTGCCGCGTAATAGATTGTTTCAAAAATGTCTCTATTTAATTGTTTCGCTTCTTCTGATGTGAAGATGTAATCCATTAAATAGAATACGTCCGCTAAACCTTGAGTTCCAATTGCAATTGCTCTTTGTTCTAACCCACCTTTTCTACCTTTTTCTGTTGAGTAGTTGTTGATGTCCACAACTTTGTTTAAAGATCTAACAACCTTTTTAACTTCATTGTATAACAGTTCAAAATCAAATTTTCCTGATTTGATAAAGTTTTTCAAAACCATAGATGATAACGTACAGATTGCTGTTGTTTCCTCATCTGTGTATTGGTAGATTTCATTACAAAGGTTAGATTGTTTAATAACCCCAATATTTTGATGATTAGTCTTTTTATTGGCATTATCCTTAGAACATAAGTATGGAACACCAGTTTCAACTTGCGATTCAATAACTTTGGTCCAAATATCCTGAGCTTTAACTTTTTTACCAAGACCTAATTCAACTGCCTTATTATATACAGACTCATATTCATCACCATAACACTCTTGTAATGGTTTAAGACCCGACTTTTTAATATCATTAGGACAGAACAAATACCAATCACCGTTATTTTTAACTGCTCTCATGAAATTATCGGGAAGCCATAATGATGTAAATAAATCACGAGCTCTTAGTTCTTCAGCACCTGTATTCTTTTTAATATCCAAAAGATCAAAGATGTCTTTGTGCCATGGTTCAAGATAGATTGCGGCTGAACCAGGTCTACGACCTTGTTGATTAAAGAATCTAAGTGACTCATTCACAATCTTAAGGTATTTTAATAGTCCACCGGCATAACCACCTGAACTTGAGATTCTACTTTCTTTACTACGGATGTTAGACATAGAAAGTCCGATACCCGCAGCGTCTGAAGAAAATGTAGATATATCTGTTAAGGTATCCAATAAACCTTTTCTTGAGTCAGCATCGTTATAGTGTAATACACAAGACGCTAACTGTGGAACTTTTGTTCCCGCGTTAATCATGATAGGTGTTGCCTTTGAAATTAACTGATCTGATAACGATTTATAGTATTCAAAAGCATCAGTAATGTTTGTTGTTACCCACAATGCGACTCTCATATACATATGTTGTGGTCTTTCGATTACTTTACCAGTTGGTTTCTTCAACAAATACATTTCTTGTAAAGATCTCCAAGCAAAATAGTCAAAGTTATAATCGTTTTCGTGATTGATCACAGCATCGATTGTATCCTCACCATACTCTTTAATTGTTTCAATAAGTTTTTCGTTGATAATACCATCCTTATAAAGTTCCATCATTGTTTGTGAGAAACTATCATTTGTTTCCTTATGGTAAGAAGATATTGCAACTGAAGCGGCCAATCTTGAGTAATCATGGTGACTACCGGTATAAGACGCCGCAATCTCGTTAACTAACTTATCAAGTTCCTTAGTTGTTATTTCACCCTCAGTTGGTACTGAAGTAATAACCTTAATGAAGATCTCATCCGAATTTACGTTTAAACCTTTTGCAGATCTTTTAACTCTGTTGTAAATTTTTTGTGGGTTAAATGATACAATCTCACCACCTCGTTTAATAATTTTTAATGACATAATCTAAATTTAAAAGTCGTCTGTAAATGTTATTGTTTCGTTCAATTTCGCCTTCTGATATTCCATAGTTCTGGACTCAAAGAAATTACCTTTTGTTTCAACAGCAATTTGCTCCATGAATTTGAACGGTTGTTCAACATTGAATTGTTTACCACAACCCATCTTAACGAGTAATCCGTCAACCACAAATTCAAGGTATTGTTTCATAAGGTTTGAGTTCATCCCTATTAGTGAAACTGGAAGTGATTCTGTGATAAATTCCTTTTCAATCTCAAGAGCAGATAATACAATCTCTTTGATTCTTTTCTCTGAAGGTTTATTTTCCAAGTGGTTATTCAATAAGTGGATTGCAAAATCACAGTGTAAGTTCTCATCTTTAAAGATAAGTGTGTTAGCATTACACAAACCTTGCATTATTCCTCTTGATTTCATCCAAAATATGGAACAGAACGATCCTGAAAAAAAGATACCTTCGACCGCTGCGAACGCAACTAATCTTTCTGCGAACGATGCGTTTTCAATCCAATCCAATGCCCATTTAGCTTTTTTCTGAACTGCAGGTAATCTATCGATTGCATTGAAACATTCATCTTTCTCTTTCGGGTTGTTAATGTATGTGTCAATCAAAAGTGAGTACATAAGTGAGTGGATGTTTTCCATCGCCAATTGGATTCCATAAAAGAATTTCGCCTCAGGGTATTGTACTTCTCGGTAGAAGTTTTCTGCCAAGTTTTCATTCACAATCCCGTCTGATGCCGCAAAAAATGATAATACATTTTTGATGAAGTATTTCTCATTATCAGTTAATGTTTCCCAATCTCTGATGTCGTTTGTTAAATCCACCTCTTCAGCTGTCCAAAAAGCAGCTTGGTGTTGTTTGTAATATTCCCATATATCGTTGTGTTCAATAGGGAAGATGACGAATCGACCAGGATTTTCTACTAGTATTTTTTCCATTTATTATAATTTACTTATTTGTTAATTTGACTGTGTTTCTCGTTGTTTTCTCTTATCTAAGAGTTCTTTAACTCGTTGTCTTTGTCTTTCTTCTTTCTGTTCTTCAAGACCTAAGAACGTTGTTGTACTTTCAGTATCAATTTCAATCATCGCGTTATCGAATTTACAATTTTCAAATACGACCCCATCATCACCGATTCTTGATTTAGTAATTGCAATGGTTGCTAACTTCATTTCTTTTTGTTGTAATGTCTTAGCCACCGATATAATTACGTGCCCCACCTGAGCTTTTTTAATTGATCCACCCATTTGATCTGTTGTTACCACTTCTGATGAAATTGATGATCTGTTACCTTGTGTCGCGGTCCATCCTACAATATTCATCTCGTGACACATTGCTTCAAATGCTCTCATTACAGACCCTTCACTCTTCCATTCATCACCTAAGTTCTTATCAGGTACCACACAATCGATGTAATCTAAAATGATCATATCAACTTTAATCCCATCAGAAACCATTTTTCTAATTTGATTTTTGATTTGTAACATCGTCATAGTATCCGATGGTAACTTTTTCATAATCAACTTATTTGGCATTGACTCCTCAATTTCTCTAACTTTAGACATTACCTCATCTCTTTTTTCTGACAAATCGTCAGGATGAATCTTAGTCCATAAAGTGAAGTGTTTTCTTTGGATAACCTTTGGGTTGTCTTCAAAAAATATCTGTAGTACGTTAAATCCAAGATTAAATGCGTGGTTTGCCATCTTGGTTAAGATAGTTGACTTACCAACACCTGTTGGTGCTAAGATAACTCCAATTTCTCCTTTTGCCAAACCACCCTTCAATAATCTATCAATACCTGGTATTCCCATTGGAACTGGATGTCTGTAATCATCTTCAAGAACTTGTTCAAGGTTGGAGAATACGTCTAACATAGAAGTGTCTTTTGCTCCAACCTGAAGAGCGGTTTTAACCATTTCTTCAAGTGTGTCGTAGTTCTCAAACTCACCACCATCGATGATCTTTTGAGCCTTACCCATTACTTTTTGTAGTTCTTGTTGTTTACAGAATTTTAAAGCTTTTTCTTGTACAAAACCTACGCCATCAATAGGTGCATCCTTAATTTTCTTAATTGTATCCATAACAATCTTAGATGCGATCTCCTGTTGGAGTTCTGATTTTGTAATTTGTTCAAGAGTTTCAAACGACGGGGTGTGGTCGTATTTTACGTAATACTCTCTAATCATCTGAATGATTATTTTAAAGTATTTGTTTTCAAAATAATTGTTCTCAATCACATCAATAATTGAATGTGAAAAGTCTTTGTCTACGATGATTTGATTTAATAATTGTAATTGAAAAGTATTACCTAAATACTCAAAATTTTTACCTGTCGCCATATAGTTTTTTCT